AATAATTTTCAAATGGTTGATTAATATCGACTTTACAGTTTCTTGACTCAACATAATTAATGATTGATTTTATTTTGTTATAACAAAGTTTTTTGTTTGGATAAGATCCTTGTGAAAATAAAACGGCGTTACCGAAATTAGAAACCTCGCTGACAATTGGTTCTATTTTTATTTCTGAATCTTGCATAAATTTTTCAATTGGATGATCTTTACCATTGTAACTTATCTCATTAATATAAGCAAATTGTTTTTTATTTTCCAATAAATCAGTTTTAGATAATGTTCTTGGTTCATTTCTGAATAAATATGTCATGTCGTCTTTGCTGGAAAGATAAATCTCTATATCAGGAAAATTTTTTTCCATTAGAGGCCTAAGTAAACGAAGTTGAATAATATATTCTTTGGAATGACCAAAATAAGCTATACAATATTTATTTTTTATTTTAGCGTATTCGGTTAGTGAAATCATATGGAAAAAAACTCCGATCAAATAAGTAAGACTGTGGTAGCATTGCAAGATTTTGTTAATGAATTTGGCCCCAATGATGAATATACCAAATTAATCATGGAAGTTCTTTTAGAAGAACTTTTTACAAAACCACATACTAATTATAATCAACCAAAAGAAAATTAGGATAAAAATGGCTAATAAATTATCGTCTGCTATTTATATTTATCTCGTCAAAAGAGATAAAGGTTCTGTTCGCATCTTACTTAAAGTGACTGGAAAACCAATAAATGCATCAAGACTTGAAGAAACACAAACATTAAATCTACCAGTTGATTGGAAAAACCAACTGGATCAAATTATTTATGATAATCGTATGTTATGGGAACCTTGGATAGAATCATCTGGATCTTTTGCAGATTTTCGGGCCGCACTGAAAACACGAAAATATTTAAATATCCCACTTACAGCACAGCCCGAAATTAGTTCAACTATAGCCACAACAACCATAATTAACACGTCATCTTTTGCCAACAAAAATACTATGATTCGTAAAGCTTAATCATCAGATATTTTAAGATGCATACGATGAATCATAAAAGAACCACTATCTACAGAGACATACATGTAGTGACCATTCTCTTCTGTGATTTTTCCACCATTTTTTTTGAAGTCCTTGGCAACTTCCAATAATTCACCATCTTGGGCTTCTATTCTTGAAATTAATTTTTTCAGGGGAATTTTTGATTCTACCTGTATGCCAATCATATTAGATTTATTTGCGTCCTGCTGTTGTGACATCCATTTTTTAAAATCACTAAAATTAAACGGACCAAATGGATCATCACTTTTAAAATTCCATTTATTCATATTTTTCACCACCTTGTTGAAAAAACGGAAGGATATCTTCCTCACTTATATATGTAGCATGTTTGTATTCTTGACTACTAGAATGATCACATAAAATTGTTTTATAATAAGGATGATTTTTTAACCAATAAAATAATCCATCAATTATACCATGAGCAATACTTTGTTGAGGATATTCATATAATCCATTTTTTAAATTTATAGAATTTTGTCTTTCTGTTTTAAAACTATCATCACAACAAAACAAAAGTATCTTTTCTGCGCCAAATTGATATGCTAAAGATATTGCAGCACAAATAGGATTTCTATAATCATCAACTTGCCAATGAACATCTTTCAATCCAATACTTGTATAGTTTTTTTCATTAACAGGATAATATCTATACTTAGATCCTCTGTAAGCAGATAAAAACTTATGATTTGTTCTGCACGAGGCAATACATTTCGGCAAAACTCTCCCTCTTCTCGGTAAATATCGAATGCACTCGTCAAATGGATTGTTGACAACATACCAATTTAAAGATCTTTCCGAAATATTCCATTTGGCCAAAGATCCATTAACACCTATGATTGTAGTGTCCTTGGGAAGTTTAGATAGAATATTTTGCTTTTTTATGAAATCATAACCATCTGAAACAATAACAACATTGTTAAAAGAAAATTTTTCTGAATCTATCCAAGTATATTTCTCAAGATTGTTTTTTGTTTCATTCTGCAAAAACATAAAAGTGTCTTTGTTTTCAATGGTTTTATTTAAATCAATATAAGGAATTTGTTCTAAAGTTAAATTCCTCACCCACATACCTTCCTTGGTTAGAAAATATTGATTGCCATCAGGAGTTTTTTTTATTCTTTCTGTCATAAACTAAAATAGTTTTTTACGCTGGTTTATTACAAGGAACCAATGCAAAACATGGCTGATCACCATTTTCTCCAGTAAGTTTGCTAATGTCTAAATTGATTTTAACATCAATAGGCGCACCTCTATAAACCATCTCAATCTCAGGCTTGTCTGGCATAACAAGTTTGATCTCAGACGGCGCACCAGTTAATTCAATTGACGATGGAATACCAACAACTTGAATCCTTTCAGGTATTCCAGAAGCATCAATTTTTATCGTCGGCATTGAATCAGGAACTTCAAGTTTAATTGAACTAGGTAATTCAAAAGTATCAAGCTTTATTGAACTAGGTAAATTTGTTATAACTAAATCAATCGTTGTCGGTAAATTATCAGCATTAATGTTTATTTGAGTAGGCAATGGAACTTCTGGACCAATAATTCTAATGTCCGAAAAATTAGGAGAATCAATGCGAATCATCGCAGGAACATCATGAATAATTCTAATGTCTGGAATTTCAGGCATTTTTATAATAATTTCTGAAGGAATTCCTAAATCATCACTTTGAATTTGTACTGGTTCAATCGGACTAAAAACACTTTCCTCTGAAAATAAATTGTTTGGCTTCATAAAAGGCGTAGCACTTGGACACTGAACTGTAACAACACAACTTACAGTCGGAGGTGAATCCCAAACAACTGATATTGTTGGCGCACCAGAGAAACTGACTTCAATTGGACCCAAGCTCGGTGCAGGACCAAATGTAACCACCAATGGAGGAGCAGGACCAAATGTAACTGGACCTAATGCAGGCGCAGGACCAAATGAAACTGGACCCAATGCAGGCGCAGGACCAATAGGAATAGGACTAAAAGCTGGCGGAGTTCCAAAAGGAATGGGACTGAATGTAGGCACACCTTCAAAAGTAATAGGCTCAAATGTAGGCACGCCTTCAAAAGTAATAGGCTCAAATGTAGGCACGCCTTCAAAAGTAATAGGCTGAATTATCGGCGGATCTTCAAAGGCAATAGGACCAAAACTTGGCGCACCATCAAATGATATTGTTATTTCACTTGGTATATCATGAACTACTTCTATGTAATCTGGTATATCATCTTGAACACTTATGTCTGTAGGTATATCATCATCTACTATAATTTGTTCTGGTATATCATCATCTACTGTAATTTCAGTAGGAATTTCAGGTACAATTAATTCAATATTAGGAATTTCAGGTACAATTAATTCAATATTAGGAATTTCAGGTACAATTAATTCAATATTAGTAATATCAGGTACAATTATTTCAATATTAGGAATTTCAGGTACAATTAATTCAATATTAGGAATTTCAGGTACAATTAATTCAATATTAGGAATTTCAGGTACAATTAATTCAATATTAGGAATATCAGGTACAATTAATGTAATTTCAGTAGGAATATCATCAAAAACTGTAATTTCAGTTGGAATATCAGGAACAACTACTGTGATTGTATCTGGAATATCAGGAACAACTACTGTGATTGTATCTGGAATATCAGGAACAACTACTGTGATTGTATCTGGAATATTAGGAACAACTACTGTGATTGTATCTGGAATATTAGGAACAACTACTGTGATTTCAGTTGGGAAATCAGGGAATCCAACTATTGTTATTTCAGTTGGGAAATCAGGGAATCCTACTATCGTTATTTCAGTCGGAAAATCAGGGAATCCTACTGTAATTTCAGTCGGGAAATCAGGAACTACTACTGTAATTTCAGTCGGAATATCAGGAACTACTACTGTAATTTCAGTCGGAATATCAGGAACTACTACTGTAATTTCAGTCGGAATGGTAGGACCAACTATTGTTATTTCAGTCGGAATGGTAGGACCAACTATCGTTATTTCAGTCGGGAAATCAGGAACTACTACTGTAATTTCAGTTGGAATATCAGGAACTACTACTGTAATTTCAGTCGGAATGGTAGGACCAACTATTGTTATTTCAGTCGGAATGGTAGGACCAACTATCGTTATTTCAGTCGGGAAATCAGGGAATCCTACTATCGTTATTTCAGTCGGGAAATCAGGGAATCCTACTATCGTTATTTCAGTCGGAATGGTAGGACCAACTATTGTTATTTCAGTTGGGAAATCAGGGAATCCAACTATTGTTATTTCAGTTGGGAAATCAGGGAATCCTACTATCGTTATTTCAGTCGGAAAATCAGGGAATCCTACTATAATTTCAGTCGGAATGGTAGGAACTACTACTGTAATTTCAGTTGGAATATCAGGAACTACTACTGTAATTGTATCTGGTATGTTTGCATCTGGTATGGATATTATAGAAGGTATGTTTACATCTGGTATGGATATTATGGAAGGTATGTTTACATCTGGTATAAATATTGTAGAAGGTATAAATGTTGTGGGCGTAAATGTTATTAGTGATGGAATAATTATTGTAGGTAAAAATGTTACTGTTGATGGAATATTTATTGGACCAACAGGTCCAAAATTTAAATAAGGAAATACAATTGGTGGAATTGGTAGTATAGAAGATGGAACAGTTATATCTGGCAGAGTTATTGGTGGAAAGTCTGGTATTGTTGGTATAGGAATTTCAAATGCTGTTTCATTTGCTGGCGTATTAGGCTCTGTTGCAACATTTCTTTGAATTGGACTTTGAACAATAGAACACTTATTGTTAGTTACTGTCACAATTGGGTCTATTGTTGAATTTATAGGATACCTATGCGTACCAGTAGTGCTTCCAGTTGTGAATTCACCATCGCCGAAATCAAGTCTATAACTTGTAAATATTCCTGTTATCGTTATGCTATAACGAGCCAATATTCCAGTTACAGGATTATTTTCAATAGTTAAAAAATCAAATACGATATCTGGGCAAGAAAAATCATCAAAAATAATTTCGAGATTTTGAAGGTTTCTAATTCTCCAGTCAAGTGTTGTTGTGTCTGGAGTAAAATTATAACCTATAAAATTTTCAATTTTTACAATTGCATCAACAATTTGATTGTGATGTTCAGCAATTACAAATCCACGAACTTCGGATGATGCGGGAGTTTTCTTTGTATGTGTGCCACCAATGTTTCTAGAGCATCTTTTGAATTTATTTATTTTTCCATTACTGTCTTTATCAACAGAGTCATAGTAAAAAAGTTCGCCGTCTATGTTTGCAAAGCCATTTTCTGCCCATATTTCAAGATCGTTTTCAGCTACTGGCTTTATTGATATTTCTTCAGACCAAGGCAGATTTTCCTCGGTAGTAACTGTTTCTGATGTATTGTATACTAAGAACAATGTACGATTACTATCGTAGTTCTTAGGATAAATAGGTACTGGCGGGAAATATGTTGCCACTTTTGATTTCTTTCCTTAAATTAGTCAATTTATTTATAATTACATTGATCAAAAAATAGTCATATTCCATTGAATTCCAGAAGGTCTACTTGTGATGCTGCTAAATGTAGTATCAGTTTCATTAAACTTTATAAATGCCTTGGTACTATAGTCGAAGCTTAAATATGCTAATTTATCGCCATCAGATGTTGCGAGTAATTGTTGATCTTCGTTATCATACCCAATTACAGTTGAGTCTTGAATTTGTCGAAATTGAGGAGAATTAATACCGGGACCACCTGTTGTCCAGACACCTGTTGTTGGGTTGTAAGCAGAGACTGCTCCTGAATTGTTAAAGAAATAAACACCACTACTTAATGGCACCAATTGACCTTCTACTTTTGATGTGCCTGTCATATCAACTAATTTTCTTATATCAACAAAAGGTTCAGATGTGTTTCCACTAGTTTTATAGAAACTTTTAACTCTAAAAAATGATCCAGTTCCTTGGTTTCTTAGAAAAAACCCAGAATCACCATACCAAGCACTTCGATAAACGCTCATGTGTCCTTGTGTTGGTTCTCCTGAGATGTCATAAGTAACCTCATTTTCTTGTAGTTCATCGGCACCATTCTTATAATTTGATGCCGTTAAAGTTAAAGATGGATTGATTGCCGATAAGTCATTAAGTGTAACCACATCTTTGCTTTGATTGGTTGGTGAAGTATTTGATGGTATTATTCCTGAAACTCCACCAAGAATAAAATAAATTTTTTCCAAAGATGCTAAGGAAACCCAATTCCAAGGACGTTGTATATTAGTTCCTGCTTTATCAAAACCAGTAGTGTAAATTTGTGTGAATCCATTGAATTCACTACTATAAATCTTTTCATTTAACACACTGCTTCCAGCTGGTCTTCCGCTTGCCCAATATAATATTCCTGTTCCAGCATTTCCAGATGTTGCGGAAGTTCTAGGCGCAAAACCAACATTCTTGTTGAATTCTCGCCTTTGCTGAGTTGAATTTGAAACTGGGTTTGAAACTGTATCAATTAAAAATGATTCATCAACATTAATTGTTAATGGCGCAACAGTTGATTTAAATGTTTCGCTTAATAAGCCAAATTCTGAAACAGATACTTGAGTTTTAGTGCTGTTATAAATCCAAATCCATAAATTAATTTTCTCAACAATATCAAATGCATTGTCATAAATTGTTATTTTATAAGATCCAAATTCTGTATCAGTTCTTAAAATTAAATCATAAGTTCCACCGATACTATAAACTGCTCTTGCTGTGTTGGAATTTCCATGAGCCAGATCATCAGATAAAGACCATGTATAATTTTGAATTGGATCAACAATAGATCCTGACACAATTTTTTCGCCGCCATATGTTACATTAGGAGTATTGGGATTTTCTCCTGAAGGTATATAAATATCGATAATTGAATTAATTGGGGAACGAATAACTGGAGTTGTTGTATAAGGTCCGCCATTCGGAGATCCACTTACTGATATAAATTGATTTGCTCTGCTGACAAATGATATGGAAGCATCGGATGGGGCTGGAAACCTAGCTGATATTAAATCGTCAAATATAACGGAATCTTCTCCAAAATCGTTGATAATTGTAAGTTTAACTGTATAAATTCCCGGTTCAGTATAAACTTTAGTAATTGATTCTCCATCGATATCATCGACAATGATGTTGGAAATATATTCTGGAACATATGATGTTAATGAAATTGTTGAAGGTGCAACAGATATTATTTCAAAAGTTTCTATTCCAGAAATAATAGAAACAGCAGAAATAACGGATGATGTATTGTCTCCAAAATCCCAAATGTGTTGAACATTTTGAGAAGTCCCATCAGTTCCAAGTCTAAAACTTTGATCTGTAAAGGTTACTGTTAGAGGAGCTAATCCTGTTCTGGCATCTACTTTAAACCATGCTTTTGGCTTAAGTGCAATACTTCTTAGATAATTTATTCTTTGCTCAATTGTTCCTTCAAGAGGTCTTTGAGAAATTTCACCTTTTTTACCAGCAAATTGTTCGATTGCAATTATTGCATCTTTAATTGTATTATGGTGTTCAGCCATTACATTTTGAGTGACATTAGTAATATTTTTTGGTTTCACCATATCGGTAAAACCTTCTAAAATAGTCAGGCCATCAAATGTCGTCAGTGTTCTTGATGTGTAATAAAAACTTATTGCCCTTAATTCTGCATCACTACATTGTTCGGTTAAGGTGATTATTCCAGAGTTATTGAAACGGCGCATAGTCGTTTCGTCGCCAAGAATTGTGATGCTAGTGTCGCCGGGATTATAATCTTCTGCTAATCTTACTCTAAGTCCATCACTTACAAGGTAAAGATTAGAATTATTATCATATGTATTTGGATAATTTATAGCCATTAATCCACCACAACCTTATTGCTTAAAAAAGCTCTTTGTAATTGTTGATTTTCAAATAAAATCAGTAATGACGGTTGATAATTTCCGGGTTTATCGTAAACATAAGAAGTGTAATGTATATTTGGATTAAATTCAGCAATACTTTGATTTTCTATTTGAATTCCATTACTTGTGCCTTCTCCGTCAAAAACCCAATATCTTTGTAGAATGCTGCCATCTGTTTGATCAACAAAATTAAATTTTGTTGCCATATTTGGATTTCCCAATTCAGTTGCAGTTTGAAGCGATACTCCAGAACTTGGGGTAATATAATAAAATGGCGGAACAGTTGTTTGATCAATCGTAATATATAATTTCTTTTCTGAAACACCTTGAGCGCCAAGAGCAGTAATTATATTTAATTTTACCGAATAAGTTCCTTCTTTGATGTAAGCGTGTGATGGAGATTTTTCAACAGAAGTTGTGCCATCTCCAAAGTCCCAAAGATAACGAACAACTGGCCCAGTGCTAAAATTCTGAAAACGTATTTTTGTATTAGGTGGACCCTTAGTTGGAAATGCACGAAAAATAGCTCTTGGTGCTAAAAATTTATTTTCTTGTTGCTTAAGAATTCCATTTAATGAATCAGGTGCTGGATTTGATATAAGACCAAGATTGTTTTCTATATTTAATATTGCGTCTTTTACAGAATTATGATGTTCAGCAAAAACAGCATGTAAAACACTACTGCCCATTTTCCAAGAATTTTGTTTTGACCCTGCAAAACCACGAATTATATTACGAAAAACACCTTGGCTTTTGTTTTCGTAATAAATCATTTCACTATTGCCAACTTTACCAGCAGGTGGACCAATTTTAATAATACCACTATTTGGAAACAAATCATTATTGTCAACAACGACAAATTTAGCAGCATAAGTCAATGAATTCTTTAACTTTGTTTCTGCATTATTTTTTGTTTCGTATAATTGATATCTTGAATCAATTGATTGTGGAAACAAAGAAAGCGAGCCAGTAGTATAGCCTGCATCGTATGAAGTTATTTTTGTTACCGCCATCAATTCCCCTTGTCTACTTGCGCTTCAATATTTCTTGTTTCAAACTTTTTAGCTGTATCGGTAATTTTCTGTAATAGTTCATTTTGTTTAAGATTAAGAGTTTGCAGTGTTTGTTGTTTGATTTTAACATCATCTGGCAAAGCTATAATTGTCTCGACAATTTCCGAATCAATTGAACCTTGAGTTAGAATTTTAAGATTAATTTTTTGACTTAATTTCTCATGCCAATATTCTTTTTGTGATTCTAGATCATCAAAATGTTTTATAGGTTCTATTTTTTCCAGATTCTTAAAAACTTCAAGGAAAAATTTACATTCTTCTTTTATGCCACGTTCCCTTTCTGCTAGTTCTTTAATGCTTATTTCTAAAGAATTCTTTTGACGCTCTGCTTGGCGGACTTTTATTTCACTTTCTTTTAGAAATAGTTCTGCCAAAAATTCATCAGAAATTTTATGATTTTTCATATCATATAAAATTCTCTTAACACTAATATCTAGTATTTCAATCTTATCTTTTAAATCATCGTTTTCGAGAACAATATTTTTTAAACTTTCGCTTCTTGTCTTCAGTTCACGCAAACATTGCCACATTTTTGATTGAAGAGTAGGCTCTTTTCCAATAAGAAAATATTTCAATTGGAAATAACTATGTCTTTGATTGATATTATTGGTCTTGAGCAATTCATCAATCTCATCTTTCATTAAATTCGCTTCACTCATTTTATTCTCCAATTAACACATCTTGCTTCCAACAATAGCTCTGAATTTACAGCCATATTCAATCGCATTCATGGCCCATTCAGCTTTAATTAATTCTAATTTACCTTCGTCTGCGATTTCTCCAATTTCCTTGAATGTTTTTTTATTCATAAACAAACCATTCAAGGTTGCTTCTATAAAGTTATGTTTTTTTTCTGCCACAGGAAACAAAATATCTTTTTCGCTGCCAACATAAAAACTAAACTTCTCATCGAGTCTTGGACGAACATTAGTACCAGCAAAAATTAAAAAAACCCAATCCAATGGCGCATGACGCATCCCAACATTAATTAGCGATGTAATTGTTTCTTTGCCTTTGTATGTCGGACAATGTTTTTTAATTTCTAGTATTTCTTCTTTGCTGGCAGATGAATCTGTCACGCATATATGACTTATATTAGGATAGTGATAATTAATAGAATTAATTGTAACTTTAATCATATTCAATGCATTTTCAGGCGCAAGAATCACAAAGCATGTTTTTAAAGATTTTAATGTAAAACTCTTAATGATGAAGCACCTCTCTTAAAATAATAAGAGAAACGATTCTTCATATTCAAATTATTAAATTGAAAAACTATTTATTGTGTCAACTTTATCAAATCCCTCATCTGGATTTACCTTTTGAAAACTAGAAATCATCCTGTTGACAATATCTTCGCCAATCGTTTTACTACCGCCTTGTGATTTTATTTTTTCACTACGAGATCTCATTCGATTAAATAATGTTGTTAAATCAGAATCTTGCATCGTAAAAACAACCGCTCTTTTGAAATAATCTTTATTTTTTACATAATTTAAACAATTTTTTCTAGAATCATATGTCATATTTGTCATGTCAACAACTACATTCTTGCCAGAATCAATCGCTTCTTTGAATTTTTGCTTCAGAATTTCATTGATTCTATCATTGGCATTTTGAATTTTATCATAAACATATTTTGTCCATCTCATGTATTTGGGAGCCTCTTTAACAACACCATATTGCTCCATCCCTTGTACAGAAGCATTTAAAGATGCATCTGGCGGAGGATAAGCAAACATATCATCATATGTCATGCTCATAGAAGATGATACTTCATTGACAATATCATCTCTATTAACGACAAATACATTTTGAGGCGCAAATTTTTGAGCAATATAAGTGCTTTTACCAATTGCAGGAGGACCAATTAAAACAACTAGTTCTAATTTTCCTTCATTATTTTCAGTGCCGAATTCATCTTGAGAAATGGACTCGTAAAGAATGGCATCTTTATTTTTGATCCAGTTCAAAAATTTACTCATTTTTTATCCTCATGTGACACTGACATCAAAATCAATCCTAATTATGTCATTGTAACTAATTGCTGTTGATAAAGCAAATGTACCTAATAAATGATTAGGAGTAAACTTGTTTGCCGTCCATACAGTTACTTGTTGGTTAGGAACATAAACATCATATTCAGAATTAATTCTAATGCCATTAATGAAAACACGAAGACTGTCTTCGATGTAAGGAGTTGATGCCCCTGTAACAGAATAGTTTAAATAATTACTAGTAATGGGTTCAAGATCATAATAATGTCTATGTGCATATTCTAAAGAAAACTTTATTTCTGGCTTTACAGAATTTGGCGCTTCAAATGTCCATTGTATTGAACTTGATTCAATAAGATTCAACGAATCAATTGATCCATCACCAAATGTAAGAATCAACGATGGTGTGTTAACATCAATGGTTAATTTGGTTGATTCATCGGCAATAATGGCCAGCTTATTTCTTTCAGCTTCAAGCATTCTGACAAAAGGAACAGGATTGGATATCAAAGGGTATCCAAGCTCCTGATAGGTCAATAAATCGCCTGCACTGATTGTTTTTGCTCCATCTGTATGTTCAGCAATATTATGTAAAGATTCGTCAACAGCAACAGAACTTAAATTGCCATCTTCTTGAATTGATTGATTTAATCTATTGGCAAGTGTGCCAACAGTACCTGAACAATTTCTAAGAATTTCTTGGTGTACATTAACTACACCATTAATCAATTCATCACGATCTGCCAGTGTCTTTAAAGGCAGATTGTCATATTCCCAATGATAAGGCTGATTGCTTTGATATTGTGGAACTGGAAGGCTATTAAGGTCCGGCATTTTTTCTCCTCAATTATTTAAATAAAACTCAAAGTCCAATTCCAAATAATGCTCATTTCACTCGTTTTGGTCAAATCTGGAAAAGAAACCATGCTGTAAAGATCACCATTGGCCATTTGTAAGGCCATTTCATTCAAAGTTTCTCCAACAGCATCGCTAGTTGTAAGTACTGATGTTAAAGTAACTTGAGAAGGAATCTCAGGATCTAGAGCCGAAATTACTGGCTTTACTGAAACTGGAGATCCTGAAAACAAACCATTTCTACTGGCATTAACATATTTAAGATTGCCGCCAGCAGTGCCTCCCGTACCAAAAATCATACGATTAATGTAATATTGGTAGTTACCTGTAAATTTGTTTGCCAAAGAAGCAGCCAAAGCCTCACGGCCACCGACTAAAACGGTATTTTTAAACTCAATGATTTTTTGTTCTCCCGAAGTATAGTTGATGATCATTTGAACATCACCACGGGTTTTAATTTTAGTACTGATGTCTGTCATATTTTTCCTTCTTCTTTCGATCCATTTGAATATTCAATTCTATAAGATATCACCTCGTTGTGTTTAATTAATTCATTTAGCATAGAATCATTTTTATTAGACAACGATGTAACCACTGTATCCAATGATTCTTCTGTTCCAGTAACAAAAGGACTTCCGTTCCTATTTATATTTTCAAAAGTATGTTCTGGCTGATTTGGATATGGCCCTTTAATAGTAGCACCTTTACTTTCATATTTATATATGCTTACAGTAGCAGGCGTTCCGCCATTAGAATATGTTGTCCAATAAGAATCTCTACCATATAGTTTAATTGTTGTGCTGCCAATAGGATCATTTCCATCAATATCTGCAATCCAATAATCTTCACCATTCACCTGAACAATATAATTTTCTTTAAAATTATTTATGATTGGATCTGTATAAGGTAGTATAGTATTGGCACCGTTTTGAATTCCAAAATTTGTTTCGTAATCAACACCAGAAATTTCAACATTTAATCCACGATGTGTCATGTAGCCAACAACATCTTCAATAAGTCTTTGATTTACCAATAAATTTGTTCCAACAATTGTGCCGCCAATATAACCAGAAATATAAAACTGATCATCTGTTCCAGTTACAAGACTTGTAATTTGATAATCAACTGAAGAAATTTTCTGATAAAAATTTGACCCTCTGATCATACTACTAATTGGCAATAAATCTGGATTATTTACAATTGTTCTTCCTCTGTTTGTAACAGTTAAAACACCAATTGTTCCCGTAGCCACTGCTGTCAATCCATTATAAATTGTATAAGTTAAACCACTAACAGAAGATGTTGGCATTGTACCATCATATGATAAAATTAATTTACCATTTGGATCAATATTCAAAATAGTATAATTAGTCATACTATAAGCTGGTATTTGAATCTCCCACGCCGAAACTGATGTTCCCTGATTAACATCAAATTGTGACTCAACGCCAAGATCGGCAAAATCTTTATCTGAATCTGTAAAAACAACATAATCATCTTGATAAATTTCACAAAGCGAACCATAATTAAAATTATCAATTACAGGATTGATAATCCTAAAAGCAAAAGAGCAAGTGCTTTGTGTTCCATCATATGCAAATAAATTATTACACTCATCAATAGGTTCAGTTGGCGATGTTGTAAAATGTACGATATTGTCTTCTACTCTATCGATAAGATATGATCCAATATATGATCCGCTAAGAATTTCCATGATGGCGCTCCCATCATTTCTCATTCCACGATTAGTCAATTTGGCAGAAGGACAATAAACTACAATGTCGCTATTATAAGCAGTTCCTGAAACGGAATTAACTATTTGTGTCTTATCCGCCAATTCATCTCTGAAAACACAATTGCTATTTGATAAATTATTTAAATTGCTTCCCTTCATTGTTCTATTAAAGTACACTTGTCCTTCACCTGAAATACAATATTGATTAATACTATGTTTAATTAAAACTTCAATATTTTCAATTGGTGATGTAATAAACTCTTGTAGACCTCCATAAAACCTAACTGTGTTTAGGACAGCATGAAATGGAACAAATTCCCTTATAACTTCATGAAACTCTCTAATTCTATCATCTGATATGTTTTCTATTTCGACATCAATGTTATAACTGCTACTAATGCAAGAAAAACATGTATCGACAAAGTTTTTATCAATATCACATGGTGCTTTGGAATTGCGAATACTGCCATTATATTCTTCCATATTGTAAATATTTTCACTATATGGAAATTCTGTTCTTACTTTACCATAAACAATAAAATCATGATAAGGATGTCTAGATGGTATAATCAAGTTGAACAAAACATCATCTGGCTCTATCCCACGAACATTCCAATTTTTAAGAGGATAGGTTTGATTTACTTCATCTCTATTATCAATTAATGGTAAAAGTCGAACGTAATCTTCAAGTGATTGTTCTGTTGGCGAAGGAATTGTCTGATACTGATATAAAACTCTTATAATGTCTCCAGCAACCAAAACAATTGGATCAACAAGAAGAGTGTCTCCAACCCATGTCATTGTTGTTACGCCATCAACAGTTGAAAATGTTACATAATCAGATGTTAATGTTGTGTAAAAATCACTATTGACTGGTCTAATGTAAAGTTCAAAATTATCATTATCCAAAGGAGTTATCAGTGTTTTTTCTAAAATAAAATCAAAACTTAAATTTTCGTATAAAAAAGATTCTTGCCAAGTGTATTTTGAAATTACTTGCCAAAGTTGCTTATAACTTACGAGTCTCATTCCAGCTTGAAAGAATGATTCTTCAAGTGATTTCCTTGTTCCTTTGGTTTTAAATAAAGGTATAGCACGTTTTATTTGACCACGCCATTTAGTTGGATCTGCTGTTTTTAATTTCAAGTTAAATAAATTAGCAAGATATGGAAGTAAAGCTTCGTGTAATGAATTAGCATCTTGTAAGTCAACAATTTGATTGGCAAGATTTTCAAGAGTTGTGAATCCCATCGCAACTGCTTGATTGAAATTATTCAAAACTATTGGTGTTAAATCTTTGTCGGAAATCATTGTCTTGAACATTTCAGGCGTATACTTTTCAAGCAATGTTTTATATTTTTCAGGATTAGTAAAATGTGTTGGTATACTTGTTGTGACTTGAGTGTTTCCAGCAAGAGAAAATCTTATATGTGATGATAAACTTGTCCCTCCAATTAAAGGCGTCCAAGTCCAACAAATAAAATAATCTCCTTCTCTGCAACCCAAAGGACTCCAAATATACTCGAATGTTCCTATCGTAGTTTTATTGTCAATAACAATTGGAGTTAGTATGTTATCTACATTTTGTTGTTGAGTAAACCAAATACCACTTGTTCCTGCTGTATATGAAATATCATTAAGATTAAAAGGAATTGAGAAAGTGTTAGCTGATATGTAGGTTATTACATATTCATCATCTATTGCAGGGACAGAATTTGAACCATAAATTAAAATCTTGTCTCCTGTATTAAGACCATGAGAAGGAGAGGTAATAATTGATGGATTAGTAGTGCTAATTCCTGTAATTTGCTTGCCTGTCAACCAAGCTGGATTGGTTGGAATTCCTACTATTTTTACAGGATTGGCTTGATCAAAGTAAAAAGAATTATTTGTTACAGTTTGTTCTGCATCTAATCTTAATTTTTTAGCTATTGATATGTTTTCAGAAGTTGGATTTAAACATGCGTTAACTTCTGCTGATTCCGCTAAAACTAATTTTTTAGGATCATAAGTTTTATCAGCATATTCATTTTGATTTCCACTTGAAAAGTTTCTTTCAACATAATAAATTGTGATATTATCAATTTTGTAAGGAAATGTTAAAAAACAACCATCTGCATCTGGTGTTTGCAGTAAAAATCTTACATCATCAGTAATTTTCGGATTTTGATCTAATTCTACTGGCACCACAACTCCTTATTCAAATGTAAACCCAATTGTTGTTACATCTGGACGAATGATTTCAAAAAATCTTGCGAGTACAATATTTCCACCATTATTTGGATCGTCTGTAGTAAATGTAATGTCTATATTCGTAATTTCCTTCAAATCAGAAAGAACTTTCGTAATATCAATTTCTTTTAATTGTTCGCCAAATTCCCAGTTAGAAATAGCAAAAAATTGATTTATCCTTCTTTGTATTTTAACTTTAAATTCTTCTTCAAATTTTTTGTACAAACGATCCATTGTTATATCAATAGTAATATCTACGGCTACGACAAAACCATTTCTAATACAAATAAAATCAGTAATCATTTTTACATTATTTAAATAATTTTCCAATGAAACTTTAAGATCACTACTTGCTTCTTGAAGGCCATCAACACCATTCCTAGCTAAAATATAAATGTCAATGATATTACCAGAACAACCATGATTTCTAAGAACAGCTGTACTTTTACCAATTTGACCTTGATATGGAGTCGCAAATTGATCAGTTAAAGTTTTATAGTCAAGGCCTGTTACTGCCCTGTTTTGTGATCTTGACCAAGCTGGTAACTTATTTCTAATATCATCAATTGTATCTCCATCATAACCAAATTCACCTTTAGTGTAATTTCTAAATGAAACGGGAATTCCATAAGGAATACCGGGAACATTGACAATAGCTTGTTTTTCAATGGTTCCACTGACAATGTTACCAACCGAACCACCACCTTGACGGTATACAATTAAAATATTACTTCCCTGATTGGGTATAAGTCCCGCTCTATTATTACCGAATATTACAAAAGCAGTATAGGTCGAATCATATTCAACTCTATACTCACGCCTAGGCTGAGAATCAGTGAAAAATGGAACTTGTTGCCATTTAACACCATCAACATAAACTCTAATTGAATCAAAAATAACAGGACTTTCAGCCAAAGTAATCGTCTGACCAACTATGCCATTGCCCACAGTATTTATCCGACGAGTCGAACCTTCCAGACCAACAACACTAGCGTTAACTAGACTTCCTGCTGGAATAACAATTTGATCATCAAAAATAGGATTATTATCTGAGTCTGCTGGAAATAATTCAACCGTAATAGCTGTTCCGCCAGCATTAACAGTAATATTGAAAGGAGTAGCAATTACACAGTCAGATAAAATTGAATTATTTAAACTGGCTGTCCATAATGATCTTGCAGCAATCGGCGGCTGTGGCTCAAAACCAACAAGCTTCGCAAGACGAAAAGCATTCTCCAACTCAGTGACTGTATCAATAAATATTTCATTCGCAATCTGATCCATCTTAAAACTTAAAGTGTCTGCAATAAATGACCAGTTTTCAATCAACATGATAGCAATTGATGATTCTACAAAATCAGCAAAATCATTACTGAACTTTTGTCTGGTAAATTCAACCAAACGTGTTTTCATGGACCAAAAGTCCTGATTAGTATAATTCAAATTAAAAATGTTCGGAGTCGTAATCAACTGTGATTGCGTATACGGTGCAATATCAAATGGACAATTATTTGTGGTTGCCATTTATTCTCCTTTTATGTTAACGGCATTTCTAGCGTTAATTCTTGTACTTCTTTTATATTCTGTGGATCGACAAAAATTATTCTTATAAACAAAATATGTTCTTTTTCAGTTCCATCATCATCTGAGTCTAAAGAAGATGAGTCAACTGTCGAAGAAACTTCAATATTTCTAACTGCTATTCTTGGCTCCCACTTGGATATTGAATTGCTAATTACACGAAGAGTTTCATTCTGCAATGTAGAATCATTTTGTTCAAACAAAAGTTTTTTAAGAGGAGTCCCAAATTCAGGAAGCATTACTCTTTCGCCGGGGTTTGTTAGCAAAAGACATAATAAGTCTGATTTTATTTGATTGACTCCACCTTGTGAATACCAGTAACCTCTCGGTGTTTTTTGAGTTGGATAAGGTAGACCTGCAAATATTACCATTTTTTATCATCCTGTTGCTGGTGGTGTCTTATAGAACGGTTTCAATTGGAAAATACTCAATACAGGAGCACTTGGTGATGCACTTGCAAAAACACGATCACTAGCCCTAATTGCGCCATCTTTCAAAACGCATACTGGAGCCAAACAAGGACCAAGTATTCCTTCTGGACTAGGACAATCTTCTCCAGCCAAAAGGAATATTTTACTTTTAGCTAAAAATAAATGAGACTTTTCAGTAACATTTACATAAGCATTTTTAGTATATACTACATTGAATTTAGTTACATATTCAACTAAATTATTCGGATCGTCTTCAGTTCCAACAACTGTGTAATGATTATCTACCGTATAACAAACATAATTACCACCAACTCTTAGTAGTACTAATCCAGAATTACTTGGAGCAGATTCTTGAAACCTCAAAATATGAGGACCCTTTATATTACCCTTGTGAGGTGAAAATATTTGTATGTGTTGATTTTCAGCTATTTCCTGATTTGAATCATCAGAAAAATTCATTTCAAGACCATAGCCAGTCCTAATCCTAACATAAGCCTTTTTAGCCTTCGATTTTGGAACACCACCTTCAACACGACATGATCCACATTGTTCATTGCCTTCATCAGACATGTCAATGGTATGATTGCTGGTACTCCTCAAATGAATACCACGACGATTTCCTGCAATATTAGGCGGACAACCTGAACAATCTGGCTGCGATTCAGTATGATCATTAAGTTCAATACTGTTTCCAGTTGCTGATCTTATACGAATAAAGTTATCTTGATTTCTTAATGTTGAATTGCTGTCTCCAGCCTGACCTTCAACATCACTCATTTCAATATAATGACCAGTAGCCGACTTCCAATATGTTCTGCCAACATACTTATTATTACATCCAAAATCAAATTCACGATCCCATGTTGGAGAACCACTCGGTTCTTCAACAGAATCATCCATTACAAATGTATGTCCAGAAATTGATTGCAACTGAATACCACTTTGCGGCAAATCACATTGATTGTTTTGAGGGGTTGGAGATCCCCTGTATGGACGACACTCCTGCCTATGTTTAAAATAAGGATTAGCTCCAATTTGAGAATTATAAGAATATGTTGTATTAGGAGCGCCAGTTCTAGGATGACCACCAATAATTTTTCTATTACTTAATTTACCTTCACAATCGAAATCTTCTAATTTTTTGCCAATTTCTGGAGAAATATCTTTTGTATTTGCACTTAAATAATCCTCTTCACTTGCTGTTGGACTATTATATAAATCAAAAGTTCCACTAAAACCTGAAGCTCCACCAGAAAGATCTAAGTCAATTGTGAATGAATTAGGGCCAGTTACATTAATTGAATAAAATCCATCAATAGGTGGATTTGAATTTGTGTCTCTAATATGTATTTGATCACCAGTTTGTAAACCATGACCGTCAGATGTCACAGATGCTGGGTTTGTTGCTGCAACATTAGAAATTTGCTTCGGACTATTTTTATCAGAAGCATCTTTTCCTTGATTTAAACGATATTTATCTATTTGACTTTGATTATACGCATCTTCTACACAACTAGTTTCACCATCAATAACTGAACCACCACAATCTTGATGCGCCCATTGACCTGAATAATGAAGATGATCATCTTTAAGCATGATCCAATTGCCGCAACTAGACATAATCTCGAATCTTTTCCACTTGCGATTGCATTTTGCATCGCCATCGACCATCTTTATCATGTGCTTTTCAGGCGTTTTAAATCCATAAATATGAGGATAAGTAATTAGTCTTTGAGCCTCAGTATTGCTATCAAAATCAACCAAAGAAGTTAAATCAAAACCATTGTAATTTTCAGTGTTCCAAGGCGGAAAGACTTGTGAACCATCATCTGGTCCAACTAAATATCCTTTTCTTTTTCCATCCCATATGCGATAATATTCATCAATATTATATCCCCAATTGTGCTTTCCATCAGGACCTCTGTTTCTATGCCAAGTTGTTCCAATATAAAAAGGTGATGTTCTACTTCCATTTTCAAATAAAATACAAACAGTCGATCCAGCAGGAGGAACCCATGTCATTCCACAATCATCAAAACCACCCATATTGCTCACAGCATGTGCCCAAGGCAATTCTTCTATCTTCATGTTAGGCGTATGAAATATCGGAGAATAAAATCTTATTCTATTTTGCTTCCATATATCAATTGTATCAACGCATAGTCCTGTGTATAGCCCAAATTGAGTCTGTGATTGCTCAACAACATCGGCATTCATCATGATTTCGTTTCTAACGACTTCACGCATATCATAAGTCATGCCACCCATTTGATTTTCAATGGTCTCTAGTCTTTTTTTAAGAGAAGAAAAATCTGAATCGCTAACAAATCCCATTTTTATAGCCTTTACTAAGTTGTTGATTTGCCCGAAGCATCAACAAAGTTTTGATCTTTACTACCACAACCATTGCCTCCTGCTGAATCTCCAGATGGTACATCAATATTTGGCACGGGTAGCATTAATTTTAATGTAGTGGTATAAGTTCCATTTCCAATATTATGGCTCACGCCAGTTACCTGATATTTTTTATTGCTCAACATACTATTGCATGTTGAAGTTTGTAGCCAAGTTCCACTAGCAGCATCACCAAAAAAATATGGATTTATAAAAACTATTGAAACAAATTTAGTACCAACAAATAAAATTGGATTAGAATAAAAAGGATCACCCATTATTTTTAAATCTGCCGACCAAGCTGGCTTGCCACCAGAAGGGGCTGCTCCACTAGACTGCTCAGACTTAGTATTTGTAGAATAACCAATTACAGCAGCTTCCACATGCTCTTCAGGAGGTCTAAATTGCCATTCATGCTGCTGAAGCACAGGATTTGTTTGGGCACCAGTTTTTTGAATATCAATCATAGGATTTATATTCTGGCCTCCTCCTCCTGACGCACCACCACCAGTACCACCATTACCGGGAATTAAACCCTTTGGCCAACTTATTGATGGATTAAATTCAAGAACTGGTGAACAACCTCCACCATTAACAACATATGTGGCAATGTGACCAGCACAACATTTTCCATTTGGATCAGTAGGATCTTCCTGAATAATTATTTTATTATTTTCATTATTGTAAAGAATTAAAATTCCTCTTCCATTTTCTGTTGTAATTGTTGACAACCAGTTGCGAACAACATTCAACGCACTCTGTTGCTCTAAAGGCCAGCTTGCCTTCGGTCCTTTTGCACCACCAATGTTTGCAGGAAAATTAAGCTCTGATGTACTTGGAACATACTTTTTGTCTGCGTCATAATAACCAGCCGCTAAAAAATCAACACCAGAATAACCAACCTCAGGTCTAGTCAAAAGCTGAGTAATTGCATACTTAAGATCAACAGGCTGATCTGATGTTCCAATACTACCAGTTTGAGGCACAGATGTGTCTTCATTAGAGGGAGGTGCCAGTTTAATCTTTATTTTAACATTTCCTCCATCAAAATTAGTCTCGGCTTCTAAAAATATACTTCTGATTATTTTTCCACTAATTCTTTTCGCTGTAATTAATTTTGGCATACTATTCCCAGATGTATCCGTAACAATCCACCCAAAATCAAATTCAGTAAAAGATACTTCTTGTTTCTTCGTTACAGCAGATTTGTTCAAAGCCCTAATAATGCTTCTATACATTGCCCCACCATTATCTATAACCTCAATTTCAGCGCCCTGACCAGTTCCACCACCATTTTGAAAACCATAACTAAAAGAAGTAATTGCAGCTAAATTAGCATTTGGTTGAGATTGATTGCCAACCGTAAGAATTAATCTTTCTGGATCTTGTCCAGTAATCGTTTTCGCAGCACCAAAAGATAATTCCACATAAGGAGAATAAATAGCACCTTCCATTACTGCCATCGGAGCAGAACATGCATATGATTCCAAACATTCTTTATTTAATTGACAAGGCTTTGGGGGCATAGTTATCCTAAAATAGCATCTGGTAAACGAATATTAATACCCGTCTTGAAATCAAAAATATCTTTTATATTGTTGGCCTCCATTATTTTCCACCAAAAATCAGGAGAACCATAAACTTTATTTGAAACTAAGTCAGGACGATATTCAGATCCTGCTGTTACTACATAATATCTATCTCTGTTACTCGTTTGTATAATATTTTTTTTGTAAATTTTATATGTCATTAATTTGTTTTCAGTATAATAAATGACAGTAGCATCAGAATATCTGCTAGATACTGGAACAAATCTTTTAGGGTTTATTGCCGTCTCTTCTATTAAATTAGCCATATTTCCTCGATAATTAAAGACTACTATCATTAAAAATTCTATTTGCACCCGGCAAATCCGATTGATTATAAATAACATCAAAACTTAAGTCTAAATCAAATTTATAAGGCAAATAAGTTTTTTCATCCCAAGGAACAGAAGGGTCGAATTTAATACTATATGATTTTAACACAGCATTAATTGGTCCTACTTTTGATAAAAGATCGCCACACTGAAGCTTACAAACAGGAGGAGGAGCATATGGAGCACCTCCATTACCAGCAACATTGCCGCCTAAATTTGAATCTTTTGAGTCAAATGGATAAACTGCCGCCTGAACTGCTCTTATGTAACTAAAAAGCAATGGTATATCTTTTTCTTGAGTTACCATATAATGAGCAGTCCATCCAATTGTCCTATTATCAGAATTCTGATAAGTTTTGAAAGGAGTACTTCTACCGATTGATGTTTCATCTCCATATTGTGCGCCTTTTCCATCACTAATATCTGGCAAAGATTGCATCTTTAGTGTAATTGATAATGATGGAATATCAATGTAACATTTTTCCAGTACATTCATTTGACCATCAGGTATGGTAGCGTTCATTTATTATTCCTTTTAAATTAATTAAGATGGCAATGGACTCATGTTAACAACTTGTCTTTGTGGTCCCTTAGACAATAATCCACTAGTTGCTTTGTAAATTTTCGGAGGCTTACCCTTGATTCTATTGAGTCCAGTTGAAGGAGTATCTGCGCCAGATCCTCCACCACCAGATGTTGGCTTCATTAAGTCTAAGAATTTCTTGAATAACTCAACAAGCTCTCCTGTTAATTCAGTTTGTTCTTTTGAAGATTCAGAAATTTCAGTCAACTCTTTACCAGTAATCTTAGCAGCTTGAGGTTCTTCAGATGCCTTCTTGGCAGCTATCTTGCTCTGAATAGAAGATTCTCCTCCAATTTTAGATGTTGGAGTTGCTGTTACAGATGTAATATTTTTATTACTTGAATTATTTTCAACAATTGCAGAAATCTCTGCGTTTGCCTTTTTAGTTGCCGCAACAGAAGGCTCTTCTTTCACACTTGTTTTTGATACACTTGTTTCTACACTCTGTGCTATATCAAGACCCTTCTTTGCATGATTTGCAAGAAGCAAAAGTTTATCAATAGGCATTTCTTTAATTGCATTAAAATCAAAACCAATATTTCCAATATTACTTACAGTTTCCTGCATTTTATTCATGATTTTTTGAACTTCATCAAGAATATTAACCAATCCCTTTAACTTATCAACAACTAAATTCAATTCAGATACAGCAGGCATGTTTTTTAGAATTGGTTGAATTATACCGTACTTCAAACTGTCAGCCATAGTTGTAAATGTCTTATTGAAGAAGTATTGATCAAATCTACCAAAAATCATTCCAAAAAAGCTTGTCTTTTCTGAAAATTCGCCAAATATTCGGAACATTTTACCCATAGCGTAAGAAGCCGCACTACAAACATTCGACATTCCTTCTATTCTATTAACAGCATCTCTTAATTCATCAACACTAGGTAATTTTCTAATCGGTACGATAATTCCATCCATGAAAACATTAGCCAAATAAGTAAATGTGTCCGCAAAATAATTTGTATTTTTTGCACCAAAAAATATTGTATATAAGCCAATAGAATTACTGAAATCACTAAACACGTCAAACAAGAATTTCATTAAACCAGATGCAGTCTCAGTTACATTAGCCATTCCATTCATGCGATCAATAGCATCATCTAATTGATCAACAGTAGGCATATACAATATTGGACCAATAACTCCATATTTCAAAGTATCAGCCAAATAAGTAAATGTGTCCGCAAAATAATTTGTATTTCTTGCACCAAAAAATATTGTATATAAGCCAATAGAATTACTGAAATCATTAAACACGTCAAACAAGAATTTCATTAAACCAGATGCAGTCGCAGTTACATCTGCCATTCCACTCATGCGATCAATAGCATCATCTAATTCGTCAACAGTAGGCATTTCAAATATTGGATTAATAACTCCATATTTCAAAGTATCAGCCAAATAAGTAAATACACTTGCAAAAAATGTAACTTTTAGTCCTATGTTGAAGGCACCTACAACTCCAGAAAACATATCCATAGAATTGGATAATTGCATTAAAAATGCAGGTAACAATTTAACCAACTCAATCATTCTTGCCAACTGAGCAACAGCCTCTTTCATTTCTTCTTCAGATGGGAATAGTAACAAAATTGGATATAAAATGCCATTTCTCATCAACAAAGCAACATTTGTAAACCACAAGGTAAATTGAGGTGCCATTCTCGAAATCATTTGAATAGGTGCCTCTTTAAGACACTGATTAGGATCAAGCGGACCAAACAATGAAACCAAACTTCTAATTACACCTGTAACATTTATCAACAATTGATTCATAGCATTAAGAATTCTTGCAGCCCTTTGAATACTGTCCAAATCATCCAATTCCTTTAAAATTGGATTGACAATTCCCTCACGCATAAATCTTGCTGTTGTTGTGAAAAATGCTTTAAGCTTTTCAGAGTTTGCCTTAATTTTTTCTTCAGGTGTGTCTTTGGCTATGTCTTGTATACTGTTTTCCACCAAAGGAATTAGTCCTGTAACAAAATTATTGATAACTTGTGGAATCATTATAATTAATTGATTCATTGCATTCATTATTCTTGCTGCTTTTTGAATTCCGTCTAAATCTTTCAACTCATTCAAAATTGGATTGACAATTCCATCACGCATAAACATTGCTACTTGTGTGAAAAAATCAGTAAACTTATCTTTTGATGAGATTATTCTATCGACAGGACATTCAGTATCAATGTTGTCAACGCCTCCTTCACTCATTAATCCAACAGCAGAAGCAAGATTTTTTATCATTGGAACAATTTGTGCGGCAATGGTTGCCATCGAAACAATTATTTGAGTGGCTTTTCCTATATCTATATCTTTCATGACGCTCAAAGTTGGTTTAACTATACCATCACGCACAAATACGCCAATTATCTCAAACCAATATGTAAATTTATCTTTACTATCAACAATTTTCTTCATTGGAGCCGCATCAAAAATTCCTTTACCTTCTGTGGCTAAAGCAACGGCTTCAGCAAGATTCTTAATCATCGGAACAATTGATGCTGCAATCTTAGCCATAGCAACTATAATTATCGAAGCAGAATTAATGTCTTTTGAGTCAGTGAAAATTAAATTTGTTGGATCTACTATTCCTTCTTTGACAAATTTTCCAATTTTACCAAACCAATCTGTAAATTTATCAGTTTTTTCAACAATTTTTTGCATTGGTGATTTTCTATCGAAAAGTGAAACTGGGTCCATTAATTTCATAACTTCAGCAAGAGACTTGATTGTAGATCCTGTAGCACAAAGAAGCCTAGCAACATCAATCATAGTTGATGATGCCTTGCTTAAACTTGAACTATCAGGAATAATAGAAATAGAATCAACAATTCCTTCACCGATAAATTTTGTAACTTCTCCAAAAAATTCTTTAAATGTATCTTTATTTTCTTTTATTATGTCAGCAGAACCTTTTTTAATATAACCCGATTTCATTGTCCCTACAACTTCTGCCATCCCCTTAATTGCCTTACCAGTCAATTCCATGAGAACGGCTACTACGGCCATTATTTTTGCAGCCTTTTTCATTTCTTCAATATTGTCCATTTTTGCAATTGGACCAACAATTCCAGTTCCCATCAAATCTACAATTGCCAATATTAAATTTTTAATGTCAGTCTTGGCAGCAATTATCTCATCTGATGCCGATTTACCACTCCACCATCCCTTTTTAACAAATGGAGCAACCTTTTCTGAAAGAGATTTAATTGCGTTAGAAACTTCATTTACAACCATGCCAATTAAGGTCAATATTTTCAAAGCAGATTTAATGCCTTGCGTTTCGGTAAAGCTAGCGTTAACTTGAAGAACAATTGATTTTATTAAACCAAACATTGCTGGGAAGAAAGTTGCTAGTTTATTTTTTGCTTCTATCAATATGTCAACAGGAGATTTTGTAAACCATCCAGCTTTTGTCATGGGAACAATCTTTTCATTCAAATTCTTCATAATATCTGATACTTTTGCAATTATTTCAGATGTAGCATTTATTGTCTTTGTGGCAGTTTTAGCAACAGCTGGAGTTACAATAGTTGACAAGGAAGTACTGAAGTTTACAATTTCAATTATAAAATCAGTTATTGGTTTTTTCATTGCTTTGAAAGCAAAGACTCCCATGCGAAGTGCAGGCAAAGTAAAAAGGAAAAGTTTGAAAACTCCTTCTCCCATTCCTATACTGACAATTTTATTTCTAATTTTTTGGAACTCATCCGACACTTCTCCTATAGCACTAAGCATAGAAGCAACACCTTGCGATAAAGATTTAGCCTTATCGGGATGAACTACACTTGCCAATGACATTGCAAAACTAACAATTGCTTTAGCATATTCAACAACAGGCCATGACATGATATAAAGTGCTGAAGCAGCAAGACGCATAATAGGAGCAATCATAAACATGATGAGTGCAGTTGATCCAATTGCCGTAAGTTTAGGAACCATTTTCATCAGGGAATCCGAAATACTAGCCGCTCCATTCAGAATTGTTGTCACAGCATTTGCAGCTTCTTCTGCATCTTTGGGTTTCATTATAGAATTAAGTAAAATCGCAACATATAGTGCGGCAATTGCAAAAAAAGCAAGTGGTTTAGAAAGTGTGATAAGTGCTCCACCAGCACCACTCATTGACCAAGCAATGACTGGCGCAATAAGTCCTATCATTGACATATATTGCATTGAAGGAATCATTCCAGATACTGATTCGCCTATCTTTGCTGCTCCATTCAAAATTGTTGTTACAGCATTAACTACTTCTTCCACTTGTGCTGGAGGCAAAGCTTTTGCCAAATCTTTGGCTACATTGGCAGCAGCTTGTGTAAATTCAATCATTGGGAAAGCCAATACGCCAAGACCCCATGCAGCAGGCAACATAAGACCTGCAATAAGTGGAGAAAGAAGTCCAATAAGTCCCAAGCCTGTGCCAATTGTAGCAAATCCAAGTATTATACCTGCTATTAACAGAGCAGCACCAAGAATTGATGCTATAGCGCCAACACATTCATTTACTTTGTTTAATGGCATTGCTCCTGCCAAATCTTTGGCTATTCTTACAGCAGCTTGTACAAATTCAATCATTGGGAAAGCCAATACGCCAAGACCCCATGCGGCAGGCAACATAAGACCTGCAATAAGTGGAGAAAGAAGTCCAATAAGTCCTAAAGCTATTCCGATAGTTGCGAATCCGACAACAGCGGCAGCAATAAGTGCAGCAGCGCCAAGAATAGTTGCAATAGCGTAAGCAGTTTGACCAGCTAGTTTTGGCGATACAATAAATTTCGATACTAACATTCCCATCAATATTATTGCAGATGCAAGAAGAAGCATTGCTGGTGTGAAAAATAATAAAGCTCTTGCGCCAATCTCCATTAAAGGAATTGCAAGTATAAGTATACCTGCTATTGCTCCTAGATACATTAGGCCTTCCATCGCAGCACCCAAAGCAATCGATATTAATGCAACTCCAGCAAATAATGCATATACGGTCAATGTTGTCATTGCAATTGAAGCTAAATTTAATCCCGAAATAGCTAAAAGAGTTTTAGCTAGCCACATTATTGCGACTCCAAGAAGAAGAATTCCTCCTCCTCCAAGCAATAATGCCCATGCTCCTAGTTCCATTAATACTACCAGAGGACTAGTTAAAACTATAGTTGCTATTGCTCCTAGATACGTTAGGCCTTCCATAGCAAACCCTAAAGCCAAAGAAATTAGACCAACTGCTAAAAATATGGCAGAAATTGTCATTCCAATTTTCATTGCTGTAGCTGCATTAATTCCAGCTGCCCCAAGAATTATTTTGCCAAAAAACATAAGTGCTGTAGCAAGCAAAAGAATTGGTAGACCAAGTTTAAGCAAAACGTCAGCGCCAAGTAGCATCAAGGCACCAGCAGGAATAGGAAATGGACCCGGTACTGGTGTTACAAGGTAAGCAGTTAATTGTCCGAGAGCTTGTAATCCACCAATTGATCCAATTGTGGCAAGTGCAATTAATCCCACAGCGACCATAATTGCGGCTATTGTTGATCCAACTTTAAAAGCAGTAGCTGCATCAACTCCTAATGCTCCTAATATATATTGAGAAAATTTTATCAATGCTGCGCCAAGGATAACTATTGCGCCTGATATGACTAAAAGTGCTAATCCTCCCAAGGCAATATTCTTTACTATTGCTGGATAATTTGTTTTAATTTTTTTCCACATTGGGTTTGCGTCAAGTTCTTCAAGTGCTTCTAAAAACTTAACAGTTGCGTAGGCAACTGTTCCTACAACGCCAGCAATTGCTCCAACTGTAGTGGCAACTTCAATTGCTGTAGAGGCATCCATATTGAGTGCCTTTAGAACCATCCGTGCCAAGTAAATCATTGCTGCGCCAAGAATGACCAAAATAGTTCCCATGACAACAAGAATTGCTCCTGTTTTTACGGCCTTGCCAAGATTTTTTTGTATTTTTGAAATTTCAGGTTCAATTTCAGACAAGCAATTCATTGCAAGAGCGCCAGCAACTGAAATGGCTACAGCAACGCCGATGACCGCAGCGATTGCAGCAGCAGTTTCCATTATTTTGTTTAAATCAAGACCAAGTGCTTTAAGAACTTTACTGCCAAGGAATATCAATGCAGTTCCCAACACCAAAGCTCCAGCGGCTAAAATAGCAACAGCGGCTGCTGTTTTAACCATGCTTCCGCCACTAGCCGCCATTGCTTTTGGATCGAGGCAACCATCATCTGGAACACTAGGACAAGGCGTAGCTGCTTCTTTAGGAGCATCTACTTCTTTAGGCATAGCTGTTTCTTTTTTCTGCATTTTCCTTTCATGTTTTACAGCTTGCTCTTCTAATCTTAATATTCTATCGTCTTTTTTGCCTCTTCTTATTTCTTTTATTTGTTCTTTTCTCTCTATATTGTTTAATTTCGTATCCATCTTTATATTCTTTTCTTGATTTCTTCTGATGGATTTTTCAACTGCTGGATCAAGTCCTTTAGCTTTGGCGGCTTCTTTTCTTGCCTGACCTTCAGCTTTAAGTGCTGCAATTTCTTCTGGAGTTAGCTTTTTCTTTTTAGCTGCTTTTCCAGCAGCTTTTTCAGCAACTTGCACAGGTTCTGGCTCTGCTGGTTTTGCTTGTGTCAATGCAGCCATTGGATCAGGTGCTGCTGCTGGTTTTGCTTGTGTCAATGCAGCCATTGGATCAGGTGCTGCTGCTGGTGGTTGAGTCAATGGTGTAGAAGGTTTACAAATACAATCTTTAATTGTATCTAAAGTAGTTAAAATTTTTGTAAGAATTTCTGATGACTTGCTTATTTTTTCTTCTACGTTTACTGATTCTGGTTTAGGTGCAACAGTTTGAGTTTGCGGTTGCGTTTCTGCTTTTGTTTTCTTTTGCGCTTCTGATGTAACAGTACTAGTTGGAGATGTTTGACCTGTTAGTTTTTCCGTTTCTGTTTTACCAATATTAACGCCTTCAATTGGTTTTTTGCTAGTGAAAACAGATTTTAGGTTATCTAAAAGACTTAGTTCAGATTCTCCTTTGCTCATATCTCCAAAGGCAATTTTTTGCAATGTCTTCTTAATCGCAATTAATTGAATTCCAAGACCAATAACTGAAGCTGCAATTCCAGAAATTACTGCTCCAACAACCAATAACTTTCCAAAAATGCTGCTCATTATTTTTGATATAACATTTTGAGACATATTTCTTAGAGTGTCATTTATTTCAGTTAGTTTTTGATTTGTCTCTGTTACAGGATCAAGTTGTGCTTTCTGTGCAGTGGCTAATTGTTGTTCACCCTTGCTTATTTTAGCAGTCAATTCCCTTAACATAGATGGGTCTTTAACAGCCTTTTCTATTTCTGAAGAATCTATTTTAAGTTCTGATTTACCAGCCTCTTTCAGCCCTTTGTTAACGCTTTCAATTGCTCCCTTGATTGCATCTTTAGCAACTTGTGTTTCATTCTGCCAGCTTGATCCTAATGCTTGTAAATCGCCTTCAAAATCTTTTCTTCTTTCGCCAAATTTAGCTAAGGCACCATTCATATCTTTTGCGCCTTTTGCTGCTTCATCTAGTGCTGTCAATATTTCAAGTTGCTTGCTAGCTTTCAACTGGCGCTTTTGTTCAACTAAAGCTCTTTTTTCATCAGCGGTTATATTATCTTTCATTTTCTTATTGATATCGCCAAGTCTGTCTCCAAGACCTTTTCCTGATTCATTTACAGATTCTATCAAAGAACGGAACTCTCCTAATTCCATTCCAACGACGGATTTTAGTTGAATATTTAATCTTGTTTTTGCTTCTGCTGACAGTTGATCAATTTCTTCAAGGCTTCCGACACCGAAATCTTTAAGAATTCCTTGCAATCCAGTGCCAAGAGATTTAATTCCTTCTTTTGTTGAAAGAAGAGTTCCGTTCATTGCTTCGTTTACTTTTCCAACTTTACTTGCTGCTAAAAATATCATTGACTGAGTTTGTGAAGATGAGTCCATCAGTAATTTAGCGCCGCTTGTCAATCCACCTTGCAATTGCAACATCTGTTGATCAACACCAAGTTTTTTGGCATTTGCATTCATTTCTATAACATTTTTAGCAGCAGTGCTTGTTAGGCTTGCTGCATTTCTGAGTTGATTAATTATTTCACGACTTGAATCAACTGCTCCTTTTAATGCTTCGCCTGTTAATCCAGTATTTTTAGCTACATCACGCATACCACGACCCATATCAGCAAGTTGACCATTAGTCATTCTTCCTGTTTGGGCAAATGATTGGAATGTTTCTTGTAATGATCCTGCTTCAAGACCCAATTGGCTTTCAGTGTTAAGTTGAGTTGTTGTTAATGATACAGCTTGCTTTAAATCTTTAACACCACTCTTTAAAGATTTTAAATAAGATTGTTGAAATTTAGTTCTATCAAAGCCAGTTGTTTTAACAGAAGTGCCAATTTCTTCATATGTTCTTTGAAGAGATTGACTATTTTTGGTTAGTCCTGCTGTTTCATAAGCTGCTTTGCGAACTTCTTGAGTAAATTTCATTTCCTCTTGAACAATTCCGCTTGTCAGTGTTTCCATGGTTTTTAGACCAAGGCCACTTTCAAATGTATTCATGTAACCAGTAATTTCTCTTAACTGGTTAACCATGTTATAATAAGCATATTGGCCATTCTTAATAGCTTCTAAACGCTTATATTCTGTTTTCAATGCTTGTTTTTCAACGTCACTAATTCCTTGTATGCTGACTAAAGCATTGGCTCTTACTTTATGTTGAGCAACAGTTATTTTTAATGCTTCAGTTAAAGTATCGACACTATTTTCACCATAAAAACTATTTTTTTCAGCAAAATCGATAAGTTGAGATTCTAAGCTCAATTTACTTTGAAGATTTTTAATTTCTTCTTGGTCTGCTTTGGATTTTTTACCACCACCACCACCACCACCACCACCGTCACCACCGCCGCCACCGCCACCGCCGCCACTGCTACGAGCTTTTATAACATCTTTCATTGCTTTGACGACAGATTTTGTATATTTTTTTTGCTCTTCTGATACTTCTTTAAAATCTTTGACGAATTTTCCTAGTATGTCTTTTAAGTCATCCATGTTTACGTTTCCACCGCCAGCAGGTTGTGCTGTGCCAGTAGAAGCAGTATCTAATGCACTTTTTAATGCTTGAAGGCTTGTTATAACGCTTCCAACATTACGATTAAGATTGTCTAATATGGGTTGATCCATGAACGCCTAAATTAAATAATTGTCTTTATTTATATGAGTATTTAGTATTCGATAAAACACTTATCGAATAAAAAGATAATTTATTTATACCGTCATTTCACCAGTGGGTGCTGCTCTTACATTAGCTAGCTGGCGAATTTGCTCTCGAACTGATCTACGAATTGCTTCTATCTCATTTGGATCAAAAGACCGAGAAAGTCCAAGAGCTTTTACTATAAAAGCGCAGTCTAGTTTTTTTAATCGCTGAATTCCATTGCGCTTATACTGACGGAATGCTGAAACTATATATTCACTACCTTTTATATATTGATATGTGAATGATGGGTTATCGCAAACTGTTTGATTTGGTGCTGGAAATACCATTTTTTTGATAGTTGGGAATGTTAAATAATTTAAGTTTATACCACGAATATAGTTAGGCCAAATATCTGTTACCAATACTACTGGATAGGGATCGTGTCCAGATTTGTGGAAAATATAATTAAATGTAATAAGACTTCCACGACCTATTGGTTTATTTGGTGATGCCTTATCTCCCGGCAACATTGCGTCAATAAAAGGTACTGCCATAATTTTATGTATTTAAAATGTTTAAATAAAAAAAGCCCTGCATTAATGCAGGGCTTTTAGTGAAATTGGGCAAATTATTTTTTTAAAATAACATAAAGAGCATGAATTATTCCCGGGAACCATCCAAACATAGTCAAAACAATGTTTATAACAAGTTGAATATCTATTCCTCTTTTAATTACAACGCCAAGTGGCGGAAGAAAAATAGCCATAATTAAAGCTATTGTGTCATCAGTTTCATTTTGATATTTTACTTTGTCTTCCACATTGCTCCTTAGATTCTATTTAAAACAGTGCTGCTGTAATCAGATCCGCCTGTTTTTACAATCATTCCTACTCCATCTTTCTGTCCAGTTCTCAATTTATCTTCTGCTTGTGCGCTATGGTGGAAAAATTTCTTTATTTCATTTACCATTGCCTCCATAACTTTTTCGGCGGCTTCTTTTTCATCCATGTTTTCGCTCATAAAGTCATTGTACATTTCTTCGACATTGAGCGCATATGATTTACCATAAGGCTCTGTTTTTTCAAGTTTTTGCACTCTATATGCAATCCCATCGCCAATATGATAAATTCTTATACCTTCAAAACTTAACTTTTTATTATTCGCTTTGACAAAAAGATGTGGATCATCGTCTTCTATGTGTGAATAAACGTGCAATTTACCTTTGCGAAGAGATTTTTCGACAATTTTCAATTGTCTTTTTGCTTCCCGCTGTTTTCTATCAATAAATTCAAGAAAAACTTTCATTTTTCCCCTAATTGCTTTTTGGTTTATATTTCTGTAAAACTAATCAATTACTATTTACGATCTTTAAGTCAAATATGTTAACAATTGCGAAGTAAAATTTCTGGTGCTGATGGAACGCATCTCATTAAAACATTCAAATCACTTGGGTTTCCTGTATATGGAATTTCTTTTAAAACAATTCCTCCAAATGAAGTAGAGGCTTCTTTTAAAATTGGGAATTGTGCTGTTAAAAAAAGAATTCCATCAATTCTTTCCATAAACTCATGTTCTTCTTTGGCTGGTCTTCCGTCATCATCGACTCCTCCTTCTGCGTCTTTGACATATTTTATTTTTATGTCAACATAAGGAATGATTGTTCCTTCTTCATCAATCATGGCTTCGCTGTTATCGCCTAGAATTGTTTTTACAATTAATTTGCCGTTTGCGTAAGCGTTTCTCAGACTAACCGCCATGTCCCAGCCAAGTGTGTGAATGGTTCCATCTGTGCCAACGACATTGATGATAAACGAGCGTTTTTTGAATGTTTCTGCTATTGCTTCCATTACAACACGACGACGCAAAACATCCTTTTCTTCTGGGCTTCCATCGTCCATTCTTTTTTGTTCAGGCTCAGTCAAATATCTTTCTGGATCATCTTCACGCAAGCTCCATTTACCAATATCAACCTTACCCCACTTATCGTTAAATCTAGTGGAAATACGAATAGAATAATCTCTTTCGTTATAAATTAAATCTTCATTGTTGCCACCGCTTCCAACTTGAACGGCTCCTAAAAGGCTGCATAAATATTTTCTATGTAGATCACCTTTCATGCCAAGCAATCCTTTAAGTTTTATGAAAATATTATTCATATCAGGTGTAGTTTGCAATGCTGTGTTAATATGATTGACAACACTAACGGAAGGATTGTTCTGATCAAGGTTTTGCTTTATATTGTTGCGAATATTTTTACAAGCCTTATCTATATTTGCATTTTGACGTAAAAAACATATTTGAAGATTGTCTTCTACAAATTTTCGTGGATATGGCTCTAGTTTTGCGTCACGAATATTTTGAATCATTTCAATTAGTTTACCTACATCGCCACGAACGCTTTCTTTGAAAAATTCATTTTTCCAAGTTTCAAAATCTTGATTTTGTTTATTTTCAGGCATGTCAGGAGCGGCTGGATCATTACTCACATCTGGCATTTCTTGTGATTTATTGGCAGCATCTGGACTATTTTGTTGTTGGCCTGCAACAGGAGGCGTCATTTCAGTTGATGGGTTGGCAGCATTTGGATCGCCAGCAGGTGGCCCACCAGCACTAGGAGGAGAATCTGGTTGCCCCATTGGGGATTGACCAGAAGCAACATCTCCAGAAGCTTCAGCCAGCCATGAATTGATTGCGTGTCTTGACATTTTTATTCCTTTTTCTTCTTAGCGTGGTTGATTGCTCTAATTATTTCTTTGCGATTAAAATTTGTATTGTCTGTCCCAATATTTATGTTATTTTGCTGTAGAGCATTTAAATGTGGGCCAGAATAAGCATAAGTGTTTTTAAGTTTTAGTCTTGTCATTAAGTCTGCTGCCTTGAGCATTTTATCTTGCAAGTCAACTTTTGTTTTAATTAAATTAACCAAGGCTTCTTTGGTTGAAGTTGTTGCATCGCCATCATTTATAACCATATTAGAAAAAGTATCGATGAAATTCGTGACTTCTTTTCGATCTTCTCGCATATTGGTCATGATTTCATCAATTACTTCCAAATATTTTTCATCAGAAATCAAATGGTTTTCCTTGGGTACTCCATTTTCAGGAACACTTAAATTCATAGAAGGAATCATTGATTCAATGGTGTCTTCGTCGTTTTGCGAAATATCATTCGCTACTTCTTCTGCAATCACCACTTCTGGCTTTTCTTTTATATTTTCTGAGTTATTCATGGCTAGAATATATAGGTTTAAAGAACTAGAAACGGAAAATTATGTCACCGCCTAAAAATCAAACACAAGAAAGTATCGACTCACTTGTTGAGACATCTTCAAGGCATGATGAACGTATCAACAACTTAATTGGAAACAATGATTCTATTTCTGAAGAAATCAAAGCCTTAAAAAAAGAATTGATAGATTTGAAGTTGTCTCTTGAATCATATAAGTTAAAAATTGATAATATGAATGGGTTTTGGGAAAAAGTTTTTGATAGTGCGTGGAAATTAGCATTAATGGTTATAGGTGCAACTATTTTGTATTTTTTAAAATTACAATCTCCACCAAGTTAACTAAAAAAGCTGATCTATTGATAAATAAAGTATAATCTTATGCTAGGAAATAAATATGAGCCTATTCTCCAGATATTTTAGAATTCGTGAAGAAAGTGAAGAAAATTCTTCTAACACAGTAACTTCACACGTTAAGCTTCAAAAAAAACAAGGAAATAATGAGTTTTTACCATTTGTTATCGATAAGTCTAATCATGCTAATTTAGCTAAAATTGTCAAAGCATTTGTTAATTCAGATAAAGTTGGTTTAGGCTACACCACAATTGAAAAAAACAAGGGAGAAGTTGAGCCACAACTAAAAAAGAAATCATTATATTTAACTGGTGGTGCTGTCAGAGATCACCTTGTTGGCAAAACACCAAAAAATTATGATCTTGTCACAGATGCAACTCCCAGTGAAATACGCATGATTCTTAAAAACGCTGGCTTTAAAGAAGTAAAATCACAAGGCGATAAACCAAAAAATGATAAGTTGCCCAATACAGTAGAGAGTGGAAAAATTTTCTATGCAAGCCGCTGGGACAAGCGTGGCAAAGAAATGGAAATACTGGCTGTTGTCAAAAGTCAACCTTTTCGTATTTCAACTTTATCTAAATCACCAAAAAGTAAAAACTTTAATCCAGAAGATGCTAAAATGGCATCCAGCATTGAAGAAGATGCCTCCAATCGTGACTTAACAATCAATGCCATGTATATTCCATTGACCAAAGCTGATGGAGAAAATAGCGATCTAGTCGATCCATTTGGCGGCGCTCATCACCTTAAATCAGGAGAACTAAAGGTTGTTGGGGAAAAATTTGGTGAAAGAATGGAAGAAGATCCACTCACCATTTTCAGAATGGTCAATCATTTCAATCGTTACGGCAAAGGCAAATTCCCCGAAAAATACAACAAGAAAATTGATTCAAATGAAATTTTTTCCAGCATTGATCCAAAACAAATGAAAGATGAATTTGTTAAAGGCTTAGAAAATCCTGATGTTGATGCCAAGAAATTTTTAAACACATATCATTCAACAGGGCTTATGGGACTTATGTTCCCAAACATTGAATTTGATCCCAGCGAAATACCTGCCGATCTAAGGTCTGACCGTTGGATGGCTTGTGCTTGGGTACTAAGAAAAAATAACCCAAACGATGTAAAAGATCTTCTAATTGCTGGCGGATGGAACAAACAAGAAGCAAATGATATTTCTTATCTGGTTAAATTTTATCAGTGGGGTAAAAACAAATTCGATTCATCAGAATTTTACAATATGATAAAAAGCCACACTGGTTTAACAAAATCTAAAATTAAAGAGTGGATGCACGTTACCAACAACTATAGCCATGAAGTTGATAATTTCATGAATTTCAACGGTGATGACCTCAATAGTCATAACATTGATGCCTTTGGTGTTCAAAAAATTAATCCAATTTATATTCATGCTTTAGGAAGAGAACCAGTTGGAAATGAATTTGATTCTATCAATAAACTCTTGCTAACGAATCGTTGGCAAGATACAATTAAAAATAATAAATGTTAAAATTCGATTCACACATTAACAGAAAGAATCGGAAATGCCAAAAAGTCTAATGATTTATGATTTTGATGGTACTTTATTTCACTCGCCTAATAAAGAATTAGGCGAGCAACTCTATGAAAAATCAACTGGAAAAAAATGGCCCTTTAAAGGCTGGTGGGGACGAAAAGAATCGTTGTCCCCTCCTGTTGTTCCAGAAAAACCAGATCAAAATTGGTATGTCAACAATGTTGTTAATCATCAAAAATTAGATTCAGCAGATGAAAATTCCACCGTAGTCCTAATGACTGGTAGACCATATTTTTTTAAAAATAGAATAATTCAAATATTAAAATACAATGACATGATTTTTGATCATTATTTTTTTTCTGGACAACATGGTTCTGTTGGATCAACAATATTTGAAATTAAAAAAAATAATTTAATTAAACTAATGAGTCCAAAATATAATGTTTTAAAAATATGGGAAGATCGACCAGAACATATAAAAGAATTTTCTGAACTAGCAAAAGAATTAAAACAAAAAAAATCAACCATCGAAAGAATAATTATACATGATGCAGTAACAGGTAACATGCACGAGTTCTGATCCTATTGGAGGCAAATGGGATATGAAGTCTATAGAAAAATTGTTTCCATGCTAAGGGAAAAATTACCTCCCGCTTATCCAGTTACAGTTCGTCGAGTGAAAATGAAAGGACTAGACGGCGACTGCATGTTGGAAAATAAAAAATTCTATATAAGAATCAATAATCAAATGAGTGAAGGATCAGCAATTGACACTCTTCTTCACGAATGGGCACACGCACGAGCATGGAACCACCTTCATGATTCTTTAAATGATAAAGAATTTGAACTAAGATCGCATGATGCTTCTTGGGGAGTAGCATATAGCGAAGTTTATAGAACATATGAACAGTTTTATCTTTTTACAAAAGACTGTAAATAATTACTATTTTATATTATGAATTACTTCGTAAGTGTTAACCAATGCGCCTATCATGATTGGCAAATGGAACTTTTAATTGAAAGTTTCAAAAAAAATAGAATAGAAAAAGATCTTGCAATTTGTTATAATTCAGACAAAAGATACAGATATGATCAAATAATTAATCTTAAAAATCATAAAAAAATATTTGCTTTTGAAGATTTTGGCAAGAAAAAAGGATTTTCTGGCCTCAATGAGTTGTATCAAATTTATTTTGTTGTAGAAAAGAAACTTATCGATGCGCCAGTTGTAATAATGAAATCACATGTTGTATTACAAAATCCAATTGATGAAATAAAAAAAATAAAACAAGAGCGTGTTTTTCTATATGCTCAAGATCCATTTTTTACATTTGATTTTGCCGAAGAAAACTGTAATGGATTTTGGGAAAAAATGAAAAACACCAAAGAATATTACCAAGAAAAATGGATAAACCTCGGTAATGTTTTTGTCATAAATGCATTTCATCCAGCCATTCTTTGGAAAATTATTTTAATCGCAGAAGAAATTATGTTGGGACAAATTATCAAAAATAAAGAAATTTGGAAAGAAACAATCAGATTGTCTTGGATCATAGCAATGATTGATTATCAAAAAGATATTCAAATTTTAAATGTCGATAATCTTTGCTCAATTATGAATGATGGGAAGAAAACCATGTTCATAGATTACGAACATGGCGTACCACCTCATTTCAATAAGTCTATGTTTTCCTACCCATCACCAGAACATTTTTCATTTGGCGACCCAATAAAAATAATTTCCGAATGTATGAATACGCCAAACGCACACTATATGGCTATTTTAGCAAAAAGTATATTGGATCAACGAGGAAAAATTAAATAATACCAGTTTGAATTAATTCTGGCAAAGATCCATTGCGATCAATAATCATGTATCCACCATGAACAATGTCCATCGTTTCCTTGACGAAATCGACAACTACATCAGGACAAAAATCTTTACAAGAATAAACATCCATTTTTATGTAAGGCTCTTCCTCTTTGTGCCAAACATGAATGCTGCTATGACTCGTTTCAATAACGACAGTTCCTGTAACTCCTTCATTTCCACATGTATCGCAGTATTTTGCCACAGGTTCTATAAGAATTTTCATGTCAACAATTTCGACAAGTTTCTTTAACCAATTTTTGCAAGATTCCTCAGAAACGATAGGATTCCTAACTGTTGCATTAAGAATCATGTGCTTGTGATTTTTTTCCATTTTTCCTCAAAAAAAACATAATATGTTGCTATCTAAAATCATCAGCACAGGAATATCAATCATGCCAAAAATTTATCATGAAAACGGCATCATTCACATAAACTATGAAGGTGATAACTTTACAGTAAGTAATTATAAAGAATTTTTGAAAGTATTAAACAAAATAAAAAATATTTCCTATGATATTGACGAACAATGTTTCTTTGAGCGAAAAATGATCGCAATCGATTTGCTCCATTACGCTCGACAAGAATTCATCAAATATCAGGAAAAACAATGTATAAAAAATTAACAGTCGATCCAATTATCAGGGCCAAACATAGCGAACTACTTGATCAACCCGTAATTGTCGTAGTAAATAATTTTAATGACGAAGGTGTCAAAAACTTTCGTGAAGAAATGGAAAAGGCACACCACACAGGACAACCACTCATACCAGTTCTAATCGATAGCTATGGAGGTAGCGTATACGGATGTCTTGATATGATAAGCCATCTAAAAAAATCAGAACTTCCAGTCCACACAATTATAACAGGAAAGGCAATGAGCGCAGGAGCTATCTTGTTCGGAATGGGACAAACAAGATATATGGCCGAAAACGCAACACTTATGCTCCACGATGCGGCAACTTGGACAGCAGGCAAAACAGAAGAAATCAAAAGTACTTCAAAAGAATTAGAAAGACTCAACAAGCTAATTTTTACTATCTTCGCTCAAAATTGCTGCCAAAAAGATGATTATTTCAACAAAATCATCCACGAAAAAGGTCACGCCGATTGGTTCCTTACTGCAAAAGAAGCTAAAAAACATAAAATCTGCACTCACATAGGAATCCCCGAACTAAAAGTTCATGTGGGTGTAACATATAGTTTCAGTTGAAATTGGCTTTACAAAACATTCTTTTTCGAGTATAAAGAATTTGTGAAGAAACTTGCACTCAACACAAGGAATGGTAGCCATGAACAAGGCCACAAAGACACCCAAGCCAAAGAGAATCGTCGAAACCAAAGCAGTTGATCAATGCTTTGGTCTAGGTGAGGAAACAGTTAAAATCATTGACGCAGATGTCGATCAAGTCATCTGTTTCATTGCTAAGAAAAATGATGAAGATCAAATCTATTTCCCAAAACCAGCCTCACTTGCCGAAATCGAAGCAGTTGTTGAACTTCTTCAACGCAAGAAATTCAATCGATTTATGAGTGAAGGCGAAATCGAAAAAGCACAAGAATATGCTAACCGAAAATTCCACATTGGTTAATAAATCATAACCAAAAATAAAAATATTCATAAACTTGTTTCTAAATAAGTTTATGAATATTTCATTTCGTGAATGGTTATTTGCAGAAGAACTTACATCTATTGTTCAAGGACCATTCCTGTTATACCACGGAGCAACAACTGGTCCAAAGGACTCATACCTTAAATCGTTTCAGAGAGATGGAGCACTTCCTTTAGGACATGGACATGGACAAGGAGGAGGATTTTTTGTCAGGACTGATCCAAATGGAATTGATGATGCAAAAAAACACGCAAAAGGTAGAAGTCACAGAGATATGGCGATATCTGGATCAAGTGATGGAAGTCCAATGGTAGTAGTGGTTGAAGTTCCACAAATTGATTTTAATGAATGGGATTATGATATCGAAATTGAAAAAGTTTCCTCTGAAAAAAATGCACAAAGTCCAATTATCCAATTGATAAAACATCCCGGTAATATAGAAAAACTAAAAAAACTAGGAAAAGCTTATTATAAACCAAAAACAAAAGAATACTTTCAAAGAGATTTTAGAACTGATGATGTTCTTCGTGATATGAAAGTTAAACGCCAAGGCACCATACAAGGATACGATTTATCAAATCCAACTTTTGATGATAAACAAGTATCTTTTAATCCAATTACTGATGATCCAGAAAATAAGCAAAGAATACCAAAATTGAGAATTGGTCTTGAAGGAGATGCAGATATGGATGGGGCTCCTAATATTTCCCGTCTTTATCAATTGCATCAAGACGCAAATCCAACATTGCACCATAAACTAGAGGCTTGGTGGTTTAATACAAACTACGGCAAAAAAAGTTTAACCATTAAATATACAGGAGAAAAACCGCTAAAAGTAAAACAAATACTTGTTCTAAAGGGTGATGATTGGGTTGATGAAACTATACCAAAAGAAATAAAAGAAATACCAGAAGAATGCAAAAGAAAATATTGGGGAATTTCTGGAGCAGGCATTTTGCCTTTTTGCGAAAAAACAAAAAGATTTCTTCCAAATCTCAGAAGCGCACAAGTTATGCAACCAAATACATATGGAATATTTGGAGGAGGTATATTGTTTAGAGATTTGGTCAATTTTGGAATTAAATCTCACGAAGAACTTCTTCAAACACCAGAAGCATTTAAAATTCATGCAACAAAAGAATTAGAAGAAGAGTCAGGTTTTTCTGGTTCAATTAAATTAGAAAATTTATTCATATACAAAGACGATGTTTGTGATTTTCACTATTATAATTTCCTTGGAATTGTAAGGGAAGAATTTAACCCGCAAGCACAAAAAGATAGTGAATGGGAAACAACAGGAAAAGATAGATGGGTCACATACAATGAACTAATTGAATTGGAACCAAAACACTTTGGACTAACAGCATTAATCAAAAATGCAGGAGAAAAACTTAAAGCCATAAGTGAAAAAGTATCAGAACCTATTCTTTCTGATGAAGAAATAAATAAAAACTATCTTAAACAATTAAACAGTCAATATTAAACTAACGCACATCGACCGATGTGCTTAGTTTGCTCCTCAATGTCTTTTCTTTTTAGCGGAATGTTTCTTTTCTTTTTTAATTAACCATTCTTGAAAGCCAATGTAACCCTCTCCACACATTGGCATGGGAGCAACAGGATCATGAAATTTCATCGGAATAGTCTTGTCAGGATACATCTTTAATTTTTTCTTTTTCATTTTTTAGCCCATTAATTGTTGATCTTCTAGTATATTTACCTTTCTGAGAAAATAATTTATATTTTAAATTCAAATAAGGTTTGAATACACCACTCTTGAAATATTTTCTCCAATACTTAATGTAATTTTGAGTATGAGTATGATGTATCATTGTCTTACAAAAGCATTTTGAAGTTTGTATTTCTTTTGGATTTGAATAGCGAAAATTAATTTTATTGTCATAAACAAATAATGTAAATGCAATTTCTTCACGACCTAACTTTCCTTTTGATCCCTCATATTTTTGATATTTATCCAGCCAATTACCAACTGGATGATCGTTTCCTTTCACTTTCATAGAAAGATCGTAAACCTGACGGCCATATTCTTGTAATATACCATTGTTAAATAAAACGACACCAGAATTAAATGGACTTATCATTTGTCCATGATAAGGGAACTTGCCACCAAAATGACCCCATTCATTCTTGTCCATCACCATGTCATAATTATTTAAAGAATCAAACATGCATGATACATCACCAAAAATAAATGTATCAGCATCTAATAAAAGTATCTTATCATCTGCAATCCTAACAAATTCTTTTCTTTGAACTGGATGATATCCATTTTCATCATGGAGATCAATATCATCAACAACAATTAATTTAACATTAAATTTTTTGCATTTTTTGAAAAATGAAATTTTATCTAAACTTTCAATATTGAATTCAGAATAATTAAGATATCCAATTGAACGATTGTCTCTTCCATTATCGCAAATATAAAGAACTTCTATTGGAATGCTGTCATTATATTTTCTCAAGGTGGAAATGCTGAAAAGTGCCATTTTCATATAAAATGAAGACTCATTTAAAATATAAAGCACTTTCATGGTGAATAAATCCATTGAAAAAATAGCATATTAAAAAACAATTTTCTTTGTTAAAAGTTTAATGGCATCTATAAATAATTGTATGGATACATTAGACTTATATTATAAAAGAAATATTTCAGATGATTTTGAAGAAATGTATGATGAATCTTTTTCTAAATTTTTTACTGGATTTGGACAAGGTTTCGATCAAGGATCTGAATTTGGAGGAAAAAGTTTTGATCATTTAGAAGGTGCTGCTCAATTATTAATACAAAAAACAAAAGGTTTAGCTGATTATTTAAGCAAAAATACTGGATTGTCTTTGCCTGTAACATTGGCTCTAGTTATGGCAGGAGCTTCTGGCGGCGCTTCCGCTATGCCAATGATAGCAGCTATGTATTTTTCTAGAAAATATTTAAATCTAGCAATTAGCAAAGGAGTCGGAGGATTAGTTGACATGTCTTTTGATCTAGCAGCAGGAAATAATAAAAATGCTAATATTCCCGCTAATCAAAAAACACCTCCAACAACTCCAATGGCGGGTCCAACTCCAGTAACTGGAACTCCAAGTCCAATGGCTAGTCCAAGTCCAATGGCTAGTCCAAGTCCAATGGCTAGTCCAACTCAAGTTAAAACATTTCCTCAAAAACCTGTAAGTGTTGATAATTTTGCAGCAACAACTGGATATGGAAAAAACTTAACAGGAACTACTTTTTCTAATCAAAAACTAGAAATAGAACATATTTCTTTTAAAGAATGGCTTGAAATAGATGAAAGTTGGGAAGGTGCTGGTAAATTCTTAGGAAGAATGACTGGCGGCGTTTATGGTTTCTTCAAAAATCTTTTAGTTGCACTTAAAGATCGTATTGGTGAAATTTTTCAATTTATAACTAAAAATCCACGAGAAGCAGTTAAAATGGCCGCAATAGTTGGAGTGTCTATGGCCACAGGTGGCTTTGTTGGAAAAATTTCCCATGATCTTGTTCAAGCTGTATCAGATAAAATAGCATCAGTAATTGCAAATGTGCCAGCAGAAGAAATTCATAACACTGTTAGCAATATAGCTCTTGAAAAAGGATCAGGCGACTTTTCAGATGGTAGCGAATCATCTGGCGACTTTGACCAAGCACAAGAAGGACCACCATCACCGGGACCAGTTCATGGTTTTCAATCTGGAAGAATAGACAATGAAACTGGAAACGAACCTCCAATAGATCACCGTCATAAGTTCATTCCTGATAGTGATATTGATAAGCAAAGACTTGCCGATGAAATTAAAAATGCTGCCGACAGACCAACTGGTTATGATAGATTTGGAAGATCACTTGCCGACCTCCAAGACAAAGCTGAAACAAGAAGTTTATTCAGTGCAATCAAACGTGCTTTTGGAGGAAATAATCATAGCCTGAAAATGAGTTCTTTACCTCATGGAACAGATACTTCTCAGTTTGGCGGAAACCTTCCTACCACCAACTATTACAATAAGAGTGATCATATGTTCTACGGTTCAGATGGAACACCTGAATGGAAATTTGACGGTAAAAATATCATCAAATTAAAGTGAAATAATGATTAATTTGTCAATATGATTAAAAACCATATGTCTTTTTACACCAATCTTCACCAAAATATTCTTTTGCAAATTGTCGTAGCTTTTCAGCTTCTGGAGAATTGCGAATCATTTTGACGTATTCTTTGCTGCGATTTAAATCGAACTTAGAACCAGATCCATCAATTCTACAATGCGGACAAAAATGATTACTGTTAAAGCTTACTGTTTTTTTCAAAATATCTTTGTCAATTTCATCTCTATCACTAGGATTACTTATCATAAAAACACGCTCAATATTCCAGCGTAAAAACTTTTTCATTTCCATATCATTGTAATTGCTAACATCCCTATTCACAACCATAGCTAAATACAAACAGTAAACATTGAAATTATGAGCTTGAAATAACTCAAAATACCAACCTTCAAAATTTAACTCCTTGCCAACTTCAGCACCATTAGTAAATGCAACCCATTCATCAAAAATATAAAGAGGCTTATCATTCCATCTGTCCATTGAATCAACTAAATACATGTTAAAACTAGGACCACGCAATTTTTCAGGAACCTCTAAAGCAATGTCTCTAATAGAAATATTAGGCTCACGCAAACTAATGTATCGATCACGCAAAACATAAAAACAATTGCACAATTCTTTGTCCTGAATTCTATTTCTTAAATTTGCATTTATTCCATGAGACACTTGATGCGCCCAAGTGATTTTATTTGTATCAAAATATTTGTGTTCCTTCGCAATGTGACTCTCCAAGTCACCAAGAATAACACCAAGAGCAGGATCTCTAACTTCTCTTAAAGGATTGTACTTTTTCCAACTGGAATCTGATATTTTAAAATCCGATACTTCAAATGTTCTTTCAACCAATTTTTCTTTTTCTGGCGACTGTGGCCAGAAAAAAATAACAGCAAAAATAACAACAAGAAAAACAGCCAAATATTTCATCTGATTACCTCAAAAATTTGACAATTATATATATGTCAATCAATATAAACATAAGAACAAGGATAAATTTCAATAGACCTTAACCAAAAAGCTTGCCACCAACTACACTTTCTTCCTTGCAAATCACCACCCCAATCCCAAGCTCTAAAAAATTCATTGTAAGAAAGAGCATCAACTTCTCCATCACTCGGATTGGCAAAATAAATAACACCATCACCATAACCAAATACAACCACATAATGCCAACCCCACTCCCAACTCCTAACCAATACAATACAAGGTTTTCCTAAAGAAACTTTATTCTTCAAATCACGCATGTTTCCAGTGTTTAACTTAGCATTCAATCCATAACTAATCAAAGAAATTCTAATCATCTCAGGCGCTGTCATGCCAATGTCTTTGCCATCATAAGAATACCAAACAGTTCTAGTGTTTTTCTTAACATCACTAATACTAGAATTAATACCATAAAATCTCATCAACATAACAGCTGAAGTTGGACCGCAAGTTATATCATCAGGCTGTTGTAATAAATCCATAAAATTATTCATAAAATAAGACGGATGAATTGTTTGGAAATTTTTGTAACATACTAAAACAAATAAAAATGAAACTGTAAAAAATATAACTCTAATTGTTTTGGAGAATAACATGCAATACCTAATTACTGATGGTGAAAACAAAACATGGGGCAATATCCAATGGAGCGAAAATATAACCCATGAACAAAATAACCCAAATTATTTATTCAGCACTTATACTGATCCAATATTGGCACACCTACTTAATCCAGCATACGAAGGATATAACAACCCATGCATTTGGACAGCTGAAGGTGAAATAACCAATAATTTCGGACTTCGCTACGAATGTCGAAAAATTACCTCTATCGAAAAATTAGATGTAAAAGCACCAACAAATGAACAAAGAATATCATTTGCTATATTATGTGCCACACATTTAGTCAATAACACAGCATTCAAAATGTGGGCCAAAAACTATTTGCTCGGAAACAATAAAACAAAAGAAACAGCCGATCTTGTGCGACAACAACTTGAAAAAATTGAAATTGTATCAACAAAAGAAGAAGATGGATACGTTGGTCCAGCTATATCTTGTATCATGGCAATAACAGTAGATGCCAATATGTTTGCAGCTAATGCAGCACATCGTACTTACTACGATAGCCCAGAAAATGATCGAATCGATCTCGTCAAAATAGCAAGAATTGCCACTTCTTTAAAACCAGAAGAAATTGCCGAAGTATTATAACCAATGTTTTTTATTGTATCTGCACAATGTTTCAATGAACGATTCTTGCATATTTCTTTCCCTATGCTTGAATGCCCTCAAAAATCGTGCAAAATGAAGATGGTCTGCTGACTTTCCTGAAAAATGCTGCATAAAATATTCTCTCGCAGCAGTTGGATTTTCAAATTTAGTAAAGTCTCCATCTTCACCTGTGCCGCTACGACCATAAACTTCACCTTGAAGCCTATTGTTCGCTTTACTTGATACATTAGCATAAATGTCAGCAGGATCAGCAGGATCAATCTCACCAGATGCATTTTTTTTCTTCACAACCTTTGGACGAACCTCTTTTGGTTCTTTGATTTCAAAACTATCCGACGATGTGCCAAACTTTCCAATTGCAGTTGGTCTAACAAATGTTGGAACAGACTTTCGACCAGATTCACCCCTATTGAAAGCATCAAAACTAAATGCACCACCTGCACCAACAGCATCATCCTGTGTTACTGCTTTAAATTCTCCACGACCATGAATAAAATCACCTATACTGTTTTGCAAGCTTCGATAACTAGGAGGCAACTTCTCAGACATACTTGCCTGATTAAGATCATTGTATAATTCTTTAATTTTAGCAGTCAAAGATTCATAGTTTGACATTAAATTTTCCCTTTAATCAAAAACTAACCATTATAAATATAATTATTTCTTTTTAACCCAAGAATTAACAATATTATCCCAAATGGGTCTTAAAAAATAAATAGTAATATATTGAATAACGGTGCTAGCTATTTGTGTTAAAAAAAATACCAACAACCAACTCACAGATTGAATTTTTACTTTTTCCTTATCACTTCCCATAACCTATTTATGAACCCAAAAACACAAACTTAAAAAAAAAGATAAATCCAAACATTTTTTCTTTACAATCAAGAAAAACTAATCTATGGTATGAGTGTTCATTTTTAGAAGCACGTCATCAACTGACGCAAAAAGAGGGTAACATCATGTATCTCTGGACAAGCGAAGCAGTTTCTAAAGGCCATCCAGACAAAGTCGCTGATCAGATCGCAGACTCAGTTCTCGATGCATACCTTACAGTTGACCCAACACAACGTGTCGCATGTGAAGTGACATGCTGTAAGAAAGTCGTTCTCGTCACTGGAGAAGTAAGCAGCAGCAAGTCTGTTGATATCGACTCTATCGTCCGCAATAAGATCAAAGAAATCGGATACAATCATCCTGATACAAGCTATGACGGTAACACCGTCAAAGTGCTTAATCTCATCAACACCCAATCAGATCAAATCGCCAACGCCGTAGCCAAAGAAAATGGCGATATCGGTGCAGGTGACCAAGGAATTATGTTCGGATTTGCATGTGATGAAACAACTTCTCTCATGCCTCTCGCTCACCACCTTTCATTCAAGGCTATCAATGCACTTGAAACAGATAGGACTTCATCTGACTCTGCCTTACTTCCAGATGCAAAATCACAGGTGACAATCGCCTATAATGACAACGGAACACCAAAATACATCGACACAGTGCTTGTTTCAACACAACACAAAGAAGAAACATTCAATAATCTTTCTGAACTAAAAGATTATTTGCACAAAATAGTTCGTCCCTCGATTGCTGGATTATATGAAAGGTATATCACCAATAATACGAAGTGGCTTTACAACCCAGCAGGCCTTTGGACATTCGGAGGACCCGGAGCCGATACAGGACTAAGCGGCAGAAAAATCGTAGTCGATAACTACGGCGCAGATTGCCCAATTGGAGGAGGTAGCTTCAGCGGTAAAGATCCAACCAAGGTTGACCGTAGTGCAGCCTACGCAGCACGTCATGTGGCTAAAAATATCGTCGCTCAAGGACTTGCAACAAGATGCCAAGTCCAAATATCTTACGCAATCGGAGTGGCAGAACCAGTCTCAGTCCGTGTCCAAACCTTCGGAACAGGAGACGATGCCAAATTGACCAAACTAGTTCAAAATAATGTGCCACTCAGCCCCAAGGCCATTATCGAACGATTCCAACTTCGCCGTCCTATCTACTCGGCTACGGCAACAGGAGGTCACTTCGGAAGAGATCAGTTCCCTTGGGAATTGATTAACCTGAAAATCAACTAAAACTAACCAAACAAAAAGGGACATGCCTAAAAACATGTCCCTTTTTGTTGCATTATCGCCACCACTATTAAATAATTTTCTCAACCTACAACAAATCCATATTGCTTCCACAATAAAAATCGCTTAAAATCTTCTAAACCAGAAGGATAAGCAAATGTGGAACACACCTCTAGGAATCAAACAAATATCAGGAACAAATAAACAATTAATCATGATCGGAGTCAAATCAATAACTCAAAAAATTTGCAACGAAAAAATTAACCCAATAAAAGCATTCCAAAACCTTATAGAAAATGATAAAGAATTTTGCGGCAATGCACCAAGCGTATTCCTCTCTATGCCAGATACACAAAAAATCGTCGCCATACACAACGTATGCAACGATATGTTCTCAATAAATAAACCACCAAAACAATACGCATGGAACGAAGCAACAGTAAAAGCTATATTCGACTCAATCAATGATGAAATCATAAACGAAATAAAACTAAACAATACAAACGAAATAAGAGAAACTATATTAAAAATTTATCACGAAATATGCGAAGAAAAAATTGAATTCAACCCAAATAATAAAAAAAAATGGTTCGATGTAATCGATCACCTGTCAGGCTTAATACTATGGAACAACAACTACGAAATGCAATTCGATGACATCGAACCAGAAGTAATGAAAGAAATAAAAAAATATATGAGCGTCGAAAAAGACTATTGGATCAAACCAGCACCTATCGATAACACCAAATCAATAAAACTAGCAGTAAAAGAACTCTATGAATTAATCCATCCATTTCAAATGTCACAAGAAGAACTAAAAATAATCACATAAAAATAATACATAAGTTATGAAACTTTCATTCTCAAATTATGTTCAAATGCGTGAAGCAAATATCACACAAACAAACACAGTAGGACAAATTGCAAAAGGAGTCGCTGGCCAAGCAGCAGGAATGGTCACAGGATTATTGGGAATAGATTCAATAATACAAGCAGGACAAATAGCTGGACAAATTTTCAACCTCATCAAAAATCGTCAAGACGCAGGAAAACTAATACAACAAGCTATGTCTCTACCCGACTCCACAAGAGGAGGTGTAGCAAATGCAGAAATATTCGACATAAATGACTCACTATGGGACGAAAAAACAGGAATGCTCAGTCAATTAGCAAAAAACGAAATCCTACAACTCGTGCAAACCAGATTGCAAAAAATTGCGGCCAACCCACAATCAGTTACACCAGAAAATATGAAGGGATTCGCTAACAATATAGCAATTGAATATATACAAAATAAATCAGCAAATGCAAAAAAAGCATAGAAATCGGCCCAAGATAATAAAATTTTTATTCAATTAACAATAAATGATTAATCACTGGTACTCACTGGTTAGTAAAGAAATTATTTGTGAATCTGATCCTGTATAATGGTTTCTCAATACGCTTTTCAATAAATCTTTTGAATATGAATAATCAATTATTTGAGAAAAATCATTGTGAGATAATTTATTGATGTTGCCTGAACCTAATATTTCTGCCATCTCTTCTATTTCAGGCCTAGAATAAACACTTCCAAGCAAAAACTTGATATTACGATTTGGTATTTCTTTTCTATATCCAACTATAATTCTTAGTATTTTATTTCTGGTATTTGGAGAATAAATTAAACTACCAATCTGATTCTCAGACAACTTATTGATATTGTCTGGACCTAATTCTCTTCCAATTTCATCTTTATCAACAGCATATTCAAACATCCAATGAACATTATCGCTAGATAATTCTTTTTTATAATGAATTATAATTTTTATAGCCTTATCTCTATCTGATGAGTAACTAATGAACCTAATAACATCACTATTGGTTATGATTCTATTTTTAAATAATTTTTCAATATCTCTTTTAGGAATTTTGCTTATATCAATTGATGTTTTTCTTACTGGTATACTGTCGCCTTGTTTGCTAAATAATACCTGTGGAATCACAAGTATTCTTTTTAATGAAGTACCTGTTAAAACAACGCCTTGAGTTGGCTCACTTCTGTGAATTGTTTTAGTGCCATGATCTACAAATCCATCAATGCCACATTTTCTTAAATTGGCATTCCACAATATAGGTTTATCTGAAGCAAGTTCTTTCGTCACAAGCCATAATTTTGAATAGTCGCTACGCAATTCATATTTTTCTTCGATACTTCGCAACGCAGCATCAACTTCTTCTTTTGGAAATATATCAAGTAATTCCAATCCCTTCTGATTTTCTATATCAGGATTCATATGCAATATTTTGTCTGGCCTTATAAATTCACAAAGATTGATATAAGGCTGATTTCCAGCAAATTCAACATTCATTTCATTTTTAACCACATAATCTAATGGATAAAAGTAAATTCCAAGAGGTGTATCATATTGACTTTTCGGATTGATGCCAACCTTGTCAATTGCTGTAAATGTAATGAAAAGATTTTCTGGATTTGGATGATTATTCTGGATGTATTTCAACGCATCCAATGGCTGACGGAATTCTTTTCCATCAACAGTTATCGCTTCAGATAAAATCAACCATTGTTTAAAGTTCATAATGTTTATTTAGATAAATTACTTGTGTATTTTTTCAATATTTTCTTTACCTAATATTCTTGCCATTTGATCTTTGTTAGATGCATAACCTTTACCTAATATTCTTGCCATTTGATCTTTGTTAGATGCATAACGAAGCAAACCAAGAACAGTATTACCAGATAATTTATCAATATTTTCTTTACCTAATATTCTTGCCATTTCTTCTATGTCATATGCATTACGAAGCAAATTATAAACACCACTATTAGTTAATTTATTAATATTTTCTTGCCCTAATATTTCTGCCATTTCTGCCATTTTTTTATGTCTAGATGCATACTCAAGCAAATCAGAAACATTTTTAGCAGTTAATTTATTAATATTGTCTGGACCTAATATTCTTGCCATTTGACCTTTGTTTTTTGTATAAATAAGCAAATTAAAAACATTTTCATCAGATAGTTTATTAATATTGTCTGATGAAAATATTCCTGCCATTTCATCTTTGTTTTTTGTAAGTCTAAGCAAACCATAAATATCATCATTAGATAATTTATTAATATTGTCTGAACCCAATATTCTTGCTATTTCATCTTTATTTTCTGCATAATAAAGCAAAGTATAAATATCTTCATTAGACAATTCTGGTTTATATTGAATTATAATTCTTGCTATTTCATCTTTGTTTTTTGCGTCATCAAGAAATTTTTGAATATCAGTATTAAACAAATTTCTATTTTTTAACAAGTTTTCAATCTGATGTACAGTAATTTTGTTTATATCAGGTAATGGCTTCCTCAATATTTGTGGAATCACAAGTATCCTTCTCAACGCAGTACCAGTAAAAACAACACCTTGAGTTGGCTCGCTTTCATGAATTGTTTTAGTATTATGATCTACAAATCCATCAATCCCACATTTTCTTAAATTAGCATTCCATAAAACAGGTTTATTTCCTGCTATTTCTCTTGTGATAAGCCATAATTTAGAATAATTACTACGCAATTCATAATTGTTCTCAAGGCTTTCTATTGCAGCATCAACTTCTTCTTTTGGAAATATATCAAGTAATTCCAATCCCTTCTGATTTTCTATATCAGGATTCATATGCAATATTTTGTCTGGTCTTGTAAACTCGCAAACATTAATATAAGGTTTATCTCCAGCAAATGGAACATTCATTTCATTTTTAACCACATAATCTAATGGATAAAAGTAAATTCCAAGAGGCGTATCGTATCCACTTTTTGGATTGATTCCAACTTTGTCAATTGCTGTAAATGTAACAAAAATATTTTCTGGGTTTGGATGAGTTTCTTGTATGTGTCTCAATGCATTCAATGGCTCACGAAATTCTTTTCCATCAACAGTTATCGCTTCAGATAAAATCAACCATTGTTTAAAGTTCATAATGTTTATTTAGATAAATTACTTGTGTATTTTTTCAATATTTTCTTTACCTAATATTCTTGCCATTTCTTCTGGATTTTTTGCATTATCAATAAAATATTTAACATAATCGTCAGATAATTTAGCGATATTTTTTGGACCCAATATTTCTGCCATTTTCTCTTTGTCAAGTGTTCTATAAAGCAAACTATGAACATTATCGCTAGATAATTTTTCAATATTTTCTTGCCCTAATATTCTTGCCATTTGATCTTTGTCAGATGCACCACTAAGCAAATAATAAACATGATGATCAGAAAATTGATTAATATTGTCTGGACCTAATATTTCTACTATTTTCTCTTTGTCAGATGCACCACTAAGCAAACCATAAAAAGAACCAACAGTTAATTTATCAATATTATTTTGACCTAATATTCTTGCTATTTTTTCCTTGTCAGATGCACCACTAAGCAAATTATGAACATGACCATCAGTTAATTTATCAATATTATTTTGACGTAATATTCTTCCCATTTCTTCTATGTCAGATGCATCACTAAGCAAATTATGAACATGACGAACAGTTAATTTATCAATATTATTTTGACCTAATATTCTTGCTATTTTTTCCTTGTCAGATGCACCACTAAGCAAATTATGAACATCTTCACCAGAAAATTCTGTTTTATATTTAATTATTAAATTTATCATTTCCTGTCTGTTAGATGCGCTATCAAGCAAAAATCTTACATATTCACGATTTATTTTATTAATATTGTCTGAACCTAATATTTCTGCCATTTTTTCTTTGTCAGGTGCGCCAAGAAGCAAATGAAAAACATTATCGCCAGTTAATTTATTTTTTTTCATATAAAATCTTAATTTTACATATTCACTTTTGCGAACATCATCTAAAATTTGTGAAGGAATAACTTTTTCTTCTTCAAGGTCATATTGTTTTTCAACTGAAGTAAAACCAATTTTCTCATTTGGGAACTTAAGATCAGATATTGATCTAATACTTACACCTTGACCAGATTTAATCCAATTTTTCTCAATAAAATCTACAGTCGTAGGTGTTGGTGCATATGCATATGCCAAAAACTTAAGTCCTTCATAAGGTGCATACACACATATACATTTGCCGTCTTGCGCTCCATTATAAACAATACCTTTGCATTTATGTTCCCATAAAAAATGTTCATCATCTTTTAATGCTCTTGATGCAGCAGCACTTCCAAATTCTCCATCTTCGCTTATTTTTTGGTATTTCTGCCATTGTTCATCAGTTAATTTTAATGTCAATTTAAGAATTCTTGCTTGATCTTTTAATTTCCAATTATTTCCATGTATTTGTTTGGCAACATCTGGCTCAAGAACAAAGTAATTATTTAAATTATTTACTTTTAATTTAACAACATAATCTCCATAGCCTAAATTTGTTGTACCTTCTAATGTATAAGTGGTATAAAGTCCCGGTCCATGAAAATCACCCTCACCTGCTCGAAATCCATCGTTCATCATTTGTCGTACATATTCAAAAATTGTTCTATGGAATATAGTAGCAGTGTTATTCTGTGTATACAGTTCTTCAGATAAAATCAACCATTGTTTAAAGTTCATAATGTTTATTTATTGAAAAAAGAATTAATTTTTTGATAAATAAACATTATGAAAATGAATTTTAAAGAATGGTTTTTTAAAAACCATAAGAAACCATTATTGGAATTTAAGGCTCAAGAGTTCTATGACTTTTATACTCTTGCAGCAATACAAAAAATGCCGAACATCCATGGAGAATTATCAACCCAAAGAACAGAATATGACAAGGAAATTGAAGACAAAATAATCGACAAAGGAAACAAAGTAATCGACGAAATTATCGACGATATGTCTTTTATAGTTCTAAAAAGACATATGAGAACAGAAATTTTTATAGAAATAATGCAAGAAAAATATCCAGAGACTTTTGAAAAAATTCCAGAAGAAAGAAGAATTAGAACAGGATTCTCAAGAAATTGGCAAGATAATCAATTTTTCGACATATGGCATAATTTTACAAATAAAGATAAAGACAACATTATAGAAGTATCTATGGACATATATAGCAATCAAAATCCATGGAAAGAAATATTACAATTAATCAAAAAAACAAAAGAACAAACACCAATATTTAATGTTAATCAAATTGTATATAAAGTAAACGAACTGACACAGTTAATCCACAACAATGGATCTATATTGGAATATCTTCCAAATGAATTCGATAAGGCATTGCAAACAAGAGATAATGCCTCAACAGCTTACTTGGCATCTATTGCATCTCCTTCCGTTAAAGAATTAATCAGATCAGCAGGAGTAGGATACTTGGGCAAACCAGAAGAACCAAAATACTTAGATCTTGTAAAAACGGCTATGAACAGAGCCATAAAAATGAATTTCTTTGAAAACTCATACTTTCAGTTTGAAGAAACAATACAAAATTCACCTGAAAAAGAATCAATGAAAGGTAAAATTATAATTCCATCATCATCATTTAATATTTTCGCATCAAATAAAGATAATATTTATGACTCACTTGAAATGAAAAGATTTTTATGGAAATATGGTTTCAAATATATTGGTCGTGAATTAAAAGGTAAAAATAACTCAGAAATACAAAATAAAATGAAAATAAAAGAAGAACAAATAAAAAAAGAAAATGAAGGAGATAAAACATGGCTAAGAAAGTTCGCAATGGAAGCAGACAATGCGCTATTTAACAATAATAGAGATTTTTACCCAGCAAAAGTATATTATATGCTCAAGAAAAATAACATAAATCCATCAGATGATATAGTAATAGACTTTTTAATGACTCATCAGAAAACAGATGACAAACAATTCAAAGGTGTAAATATATCATATAAGGGAATAAAAAATCAATTCTTTAACCTATTCACACAAAATATAGAATATCCAGAAAATAGAATGTTATACCAATTTAACCATGAAGAAAATTATGAATACGGACTGATAACATATGCACAAAAAAAGATATTACTAGACATAACCTATAACTTTATGGGTACACATATTAATATCGTTAATGAACTTGAAACAAAAGAATTAGATCAAATTATTTGAAAAAATCTCAATGAATTTTAAGTTCCACCTAAGGTAAATCCATGAATTGTTTTGGCCAATTTTGCTAATTCAGGATGATTCTTTTTGCTGGCATCAGTAACGTGTGCCGCAGCATCAGACGCTCCATGAGTACCCATGTGTAATAAATCATGAGCCAAACCATGACCATGAGCAGCATGGCCAGCAGCGTGAGCAGCGTGGCCAGCAGCGTGAGCAGCGTGAGCAGCGTGACCTGCATGGCCAGCGGCATGAGCGGCATGACCTGCATGGCCAGCGGCATGAGCGGCATGACCAGCATGGCCAGCAGCATGAGCGGCATGACCTGCATGGCCAGCGGCATCGATTGAATGACCAGCAGCATCGATTGCATGACCTGCTGCCATTTGATGGCCAACATCTGCAAGTGTTTTAGTTGCTTCTTCAGCACTAGCAACTCCCATAGTAGCAACAATGCCAGAAATAGTTGACAAACCTTCTGGTGATGTTAACATTTTATATGCAGTTGCGGCTGCTCCTCCAGATGCAACGGCAACAGCAACAACAATACTTATTTTCATAGCAGTAACAGTAGTAGAATAAGGATTCGACTTCATTGAACTCCATATGTCTGAAAATAATTTTTTGGCAGAAGATCCTATTGATGATGCCGCTGATAGCGCAGAAGATCCCATTGATACTAAATTTTTACGAGCTAAATTACCATACTTGTAAACATTACCAGCGACATTGCCCAATGCTCCACCAACCATTCCCGCTCCAGCAGTTATGTCGTCATAAATGCCTTCTTCTAAAAGTCTTCTATGATAATAATCACTAAAACTAAAAGACTCATGCTTTTCTTCTTTATGATGTTTTAGTCCTATCAACCAAGCCGTAGCAGAGGCAAAATATTTCTGCACAAAATAAACTACTGTAACCATTGGTACAGATCCGCCCACAAGCGCAGCAGCGGTTACAGCAACGCCAAGAGGCAATGAAATTTTAAGATATTTCAACAAAAATTGCATAGTAGGGTTATTACAAAAGTCGATAGCCTTTTTAACATATGGATCAATTTTACTCTTCATGCCCTCATACATCTGTATTTCTTCTGGACTAAAAACACTGGAAGCATCATAAGACTTCTTAAATCCAGATGTGAAGGAACCTAGAATTTTTCCAGCATCAAATTTTGGTATTTTTTGTGGCTGTGCATTAGATCCACTTTGCTGAAAATCTCCCTGTGAAGGATTTCCTGTTAGAACATCATCTTGTTCAAAAAGATAACTGTCAACAACGCCATAATTCTTTTTGTAAACAAATTCAAGATATGGATTTATTCTAGGATTATATTTGTTTATCATATTTTTAAGCATAAAACACGTTTTTCAACAACGTGAATAAATCTGCATCCTCCAAAACATTTTAACTTAATGTTATTTATAATAAATAAATTGAAAATTAAATTTTATATTGACAATGTTCACTTGCACATTAAAAAATAATTAACATTATTCTAAATAAATTATGAATTTTAAACAATTTTTCTATCAACAAGAACTCAACGAAGGGAAAAACATAACTCTTCCTCCAGAAGTATTAGCAGCAATCGATCAACACTTGCCAGAAATCATGAGCCAAATTTGTGAATCTAAGAATACAGGCAAAAAATTTGAAATGAATTTAGTAGAATTTAATAACAAATATATAAAAAAATCTAATGTTGAGAATCCTGAAATTTCTAGATTAAACTTAATTTTTAAATGGGATCAAATGCAAAAAGATCCAGTAATTGAAGAAATAAAAAAACAAGTAGATCAATTACAAACACCACAAACACCAAATCAAATCATAAAAATTATAATTGATCCAGAAAAAACTGAAACAATGACACACGCAGCAGGATGGGCAAACACAGAAGAAATAAAAACAGATTATTTAGAATTAAAAGAAAAAGTAGATGAAATTATTGATAACAATTATAAAAATATAACTGAAATTTTTGACAAATACTATTCCGAACAATACGGCAAATATATGCGTGAATTACAATCAGATTTGAAAGGTCATCGAGACGAAATTATTTATGGTAAAAATATTGGTATTCGTCAAATTAAATATTACTTTGATGAAGAAACAAAAATAATAAAAATATTAGGTACAGTACATATAAACGAAAAATACATGTGTGGAAAAAACAAAGAAGAAATAAAAACACTGCTAGTACACGAAATAATACATTGCATTGATCCAAAATTAATTTACAATATTCGGGCTGATAAATATTATTCACCATATGGAAATAAATATAATTACGAAGACCTTAAAACATATAAGTCAAACGAAATGGAAATAGAAGCTAATATTGGAGAAATGGTTCAAAAAATATTCGATCTGGTCAACAATTCAACAGATTATCAAAAAACTAAATATCAAATCGAAATTATAGCACAACAACTAAGAGGCGCACCAAGACCTAATCTAACAAACACATCAAGAAATGATAATTCTCCTTTTGTTAATTGGATGAAAGACTTTTTTGACGAGTTTAAAAGTATTCTTAGAGATGTTAAAACTGGTATTGTTAGCGGTATTACGGCACCTTTTGTTGATGCAAAAGCGCAAAATTATATCAGTCCTTTAAAGTCAGATCCTGATTTTGATTTATACACGAAACAACTCACACCAGAAATAAAACGCAAAGTCCTCGAAAGACTCAGCAATGCTGTAATACAAGCCAGAGAAATACTAGAAAGAAAATATGTGAAAAAAAATTGAAACTATCCCTTGTTGCTTCTAGTATCAATCACCACATCACCTCTACAAGCCTCTAAAACATTTCTTAATTGATCAGAAAGACTTTGTACTTTCAATAAAATTTCATCAATTTCATTGTCCATTCTTTTATTAGACTTAAACATCTCTCTGTAACCACTAGGAGTCGGTATCTTGCCGCCTTTTGTCAAATAATAAACAAACATCTCACGATATAACTCGTCTTCAATAAGATCAAATCTACTTTGAACTTTTTTCCCCTTCTGTTTATCTATAAGTTTTCTTAAAGAACCCATAGGAAAAAACATGTAAAGCTCTTCTGAACTTAATTTATTTTTCAAATATCTCATAATACCCAAGGATGAATTTACTGCTTTCATCAATTCAGGCCTTATTTTTTTAGGATACTCAGCATGTATAAATGTTCCTTTTTCGACAGAATCAAACACAGCATGTGCAAAAGTATGCAACATCATCCAAGGAGTAAGAGAATCCGCAAAAGTTGATTCCTTTACAAAAACTATATCACTTTTAGGTATTTTTACACCAAGATTATGTCCGTAAAAAGTCTCACCATCAAAGAAATATTTGTTTGCTTTTTCTGTCCTAGTTTCAGGAGTGTCATTCCAATCATAAATTGGAAGCATTCCAAAGTACATGTGAATATCAACGAAATCCAGTCCTTTTAAAAATGATTTCAACTTTTCTTTAATCTTGGGAAACATTCTATTTAATATTTTTTCGTCATTTTTACCAAAACCAATATCGGCTCTTTCCTCTCCATCGGCATTTTTCACTTTCCGAACAAATGTATTGCCCAATGCCATCTCGTTAAATTTGAGCCACTCAAGAAAACTTTTCATTTTTTAATCCTTTACTCAAAACATCATTATATTTACATTTGTTTTATAATAATTTTATCAAAACAAAAACATAATTTGAAAACTAAATAGTTCATGAAATTTAAACAATGGCTCATAATAGAGTCAATAATGGAACTAACTCTATATCACGGCACAAATGCCGATTTCGACGAATTTCAAGAAAATCCCAAAAGAATGAATACAGATTACGGATACTACGGATACGGAATTTATTTGTCTTCAAACCCAAGATACGCCAAATACTACGGACACAAAATATATAAGTGCCATGTAACTCTCAACAACCCACTCATATGGGAAAAAGGAAAAGAAGAATTAGCCGAAAAATATGAAATAAAGGGATACCCAAAAAATGAAATAAGCGCCGCAAAAGAATTAACCCAAAAAATCAAAGACGATGGCTACGACTCCGTAATCGTATTGGGAATAGGAACAGGTATGATATACGGAAGAATGGTAGAAGTTCTTGTGTTTAACCCCAGCCAAATAAAAATAATTAACAAAGAACCAAACCAAGATATCGAGTACTCAGACTTCATTAACAAAGTAACAAACCCAATTCTGTAAAAATAATAAATATTTAGTATGATCTACTGTCGGTAAGCACATCTCCTCTGCAAGCTTCTAAAATATTCTTAAACGCATCAGAAAGTTCTTGTATGCTTGCTAAAATTTCGCTAACTTCACTTTCTGATTTTCCATAACCAGCAAGTTTCTCTTTATAATCACTAGGAATAGGTATCTTGCCACCCTTTGTCAAATAGTAAACAAACATCTCACGAAACAATTCGTTATCATTAAGCTCAAAACCTTTTTGAACTTTTTCTCCTTTGTTCATTTTTATAGATTTTCTTAAAGAACCCATAGGGAAAAATATGTAAAGCAGACTTTCTCCCACTCCTAAATTTTTTAATTTACGGTTTGCCGCAATAGCTGACCATACCGCCTTTTCTAATGCAGGTCTTTGAAAATTACCAAAATCTACATTTATAAATGTTCCGTCTATGACAGAATCAATTGCAGCATGTGCGAAAGTATGCAAAATCATCCAAGGACTTAAAGAATCAGCAAAAGTACCTTGCTTTACAAAAACTATATCACTTTTAGGTATTTTTATACCAAGATTATTTCCATAAAAAGTCTCACCATCAAAGAAATATTGGCGTAATTTTTTAACAAATTGTTCGCCACTATCTCCAAACGCCATAACAGGAGGAATTCCAAAATACATGTGAATTGTTACAAAATCCAGTTTTTTTAAAAATGATTTCAACTTGCTTTTAATCTTGGGAAACATTTGACCCACTATTTTTTGGTCATTGCCACTAAAATAACCTGATTTTTCTGGATTAAATGTATGACCCAATGCCATCTCATTTAATTTCAACCACTCAAAAAAACTTATCATTTTTTATTTCCTTGATTAACACATTATTATATTTATTGCTTAAACATAATTTCATCTAGAATTCATACTTTTAAGAATAAAATTTCAATAAATAATGCATGGAAGAAATCATATACATTATTCAACACATCACCACAAATAACCCAGCACTGCCTGATTCTCAACAAGAATTAATCAGCACCCTATCATTCATCACCATTATGCCAGTTGCAGCCTTATTCTTTTTGTACATAATCTGTGAAGAATATTTTAACTGCT